GGGGCGGGACGAACGCCCCACAAGGAGCAAGAATCGTGAACGAAGAACAAGACGTGGAAGTGTTGCACGCATTGCTGGAATCTGACGTGATGATGAGCCGTGCTGAACTCCAAAATAAATACAGGTTCTTAACGCTTGAGGTGCAACGGCTCAAGGCTGAATGCGACCTGTATCGCGACTGCGCAAAATCATACTTGTCCGAATGGGGAAACTACGAACAACTTCCTGATGGGACTTGGCGAGCATACCTGGGTACTGACGAATCCAGGCACGAGAAGTGGATCTCTTGCAAAGATGAGAACGAGGCTGTCAGGAAAGCCGCAGAGCATATTGCTGGCCTCGAAAGGAAAAAGCCCAATGAGTCCTGAGAAAGCAATCGAAGTCTTGGGCGATTTCGTAGATGAACACTATAATCCGTTCATACAAGACAAAGAGTGCGATCAGGCGATTGATGTCCTGAAGCTATTGGCAACCGATTACGCCAGGGCCAAGGAAGCATTGTCGCAGATCGCTACTCGGAATGCGGAGTCTGAGTCGATGAGCGAGTACGTTGTTCGCGTCAACAATATTATTCGTAACTACGAGAGAGAAACTCGCAAGCAAGAAAGGAGTCGATAGCAATGATCGACCAGGAATACAAAGTTGGCCAGGAGTTATGGTTTGCCAGCAGCAAGAAATATAGATCGTCTTGCATGGTCACAATTATTGCGGTTGGTCGCAAGTGGCTCAAGCTACATAACGGGCTCAGGGCAGACAAGGTTACTTTTGAAGTCGATGGGGGGCAGTACTTATCGCCTGGCAAGCTATACGCAACCAAAGAAGAATGGGATGCCAAGTGCGAGCGAGGGAAAGCGTGGGGTGAATTGTGGCAAAAGATTACAGACATGTCAGTAAGAAGACCTCCACTCTTTGCGACTGCTGAAGCAATACGGGCCGCAGATAGATTGCTTTTCCCAGAGATCGAACCCAACAAGGAGCAGGAAAAATGAGCAGCACGCCATTCGACAAACTTCGACGGCATGCATTGGACAAGACAGCACCAGATGTAGATCTGGTCAATTCAGCCGAAAAGTGGTTCTCCGAGCAAGCGGAAGACAATCTTGAGGCTGCCGAAGTCATGGTGGTGACGCAGCGTAAACTGCGAACCATCCTGGGCGACAAGCCAGAGTCGGGAATCAGCTACGGCAGCATGCAAGCCAGCGAAATTGCCAAACTGTTGTGCGAGAGCGCAGAACGCCTTGCGTTGCTGTATGTCGAAACAGCAGGAATCAAGGAGTCATCTCATGAGTGAGATTCCCGGCTCCGTCCGCGTCGCTAGTCGTATAGATATGATCGAGTATATCGAGGGACTCCATGAGGAACTCAGGCTGTCTCGGGCCGAGTGCCAGCGGCTGCGTGATAGCATGCCCAAGCCGCCCAAGATCAGCAAGAAGCAAACGGCTCCCGTGCCATGCGCTTTGTGTGGCGAGGAACACGATAAATTGTTTCTCTGGCCTGTCCTTGATGCCGACTACAAGGAAGTGCAGGGCTGTTATGCCTGCTACAAGGCACAAGGTCGGCCTACAGGGCTTTTTGAGGCTGTCAGGCAGATCGACGAACTGAAACGCCAGATAAGAGAGCAACAATCTCATGCCTAGACCAAGGATCGACTGGGTAACTACCGACTGGCATTTGTACCACGACAAGATCATCGACTGGTGCGATCGTCCCAGCAATCACATGGACATCATCTTTGCGAACTACCGGGCATCGGTTGCCGACAAGGACACAGTGATCAACCTGGGAGACCTCATCTTCAAGTATCACGAGATGCTGCCGGAAATCCTCCGTTCGCTACCAGGCAAGAAGGTGCTGGTTTTAGGAAATCATGACCGCAAGACTCGCGGCTGGTACACCCGAGCTGGATTCGACTTCGTGTGCGATGCGTTGACCATTGGCTCGACGCTGTTCACGCACAAGCCGGTGGAAGTCCTGCCTACGGGGATCACGCTTAACATCCACGGTCACTGGCACCACACGGACAAAATCCACAACGAAGCTCCCTGGTGGTCGCCACAAACGCATCACAAGCTGTCCATCGAAGAAGCCAGATACAGGCCGGTCAACCTTCAGAAGATCCTGGGCAATCAAGTCAAGCTATAATAATTCATCAGGCAGGTAGTACGAATCAATTCTCGCAGCAGAACAGCAAGAAGGAAGATTGAATGTCAACGCTGATTGTCGATGTGTGCGAGGTGGCAGAACGCAAGCCGCATCCGAATGCGGATAAAGTCGAAATGGTCCGTGTCAAGAACTGGTGGGTGGTCTCCAAGATTGGCCAGTTCAAGGAGGGCGACAAATGCGTGTTCTTCCCTCCTGATAGCGTGATCTCAGAGACCCTGGCCGATAAGTTTGGGGTCACTAAGTACCTTGCACCCGTGACTAAAGACTCGGTTGGCAAGATATTGTTCCTTCGTCGCATGCGTATCAAGGCGGCACGGTTCCGTGGTGAGCGTAGCTTCGGATTTATTGCCGCTCCAGAAGATCCTACGTGGCCGGTCGGCATGTCGGTGATTGATCATTATGGAGTCACCAAGTACGAACCACCCATGCGATGCGTGGACGGCGATGTCGCAACGCCTATTGCTGCATTCCATGCTTACACCGACATCGAGAACATTGGCAATTTCCCTGGCATCCTTGAGGATGGCGAAGAGGTTGTCATCGAAGAAAAGATCCACGGTTCAAACATTCGGGTTGGCAAGATCCTAATGTCCAACCCGGAGACAGGGGAGGCTGAGTACGCCTACGTCTGCGGATCACGGACCCAGAGACGCAAGGAGATTGACAACAATGGGGTCCGCAGCAAGTTCTGGCAGGGCTTGACCCCTGAGATCAAGAACCTGCTTGACCACCTGTGTGGCGACAAGCGGAACGTCATTGTATTTGGTGAACTGTACGGTGCTGGCATTCAGGACATGCAGTATGGTTTGACCGGCCAGGCTGTTCGAGTGTTCGATATCAGCATTGACCACAAGTACATCGACCACGATGAACGCTACGGTGTTTGCGAGATGTTCGACGTGGAAACGGCCCCATTCCTGTACCGAGGCCCATTTTCAATGGCCAAGGTCCAAGAACTGACGGATGGCCAGACGCTTTTGTGCGATCCATCTAAAGCCGGTGCGTTCAAGGGCAGGAAAGGCGTTGTGATTCGGCCCATCAAGGATCGGCATAGCAAAAACCTGCCGAACTATGGGCGAGTGCTGCTCAAGTCCGTGTCGGTGGATTACCTCGAACGCAAAAACGGAACCGAGTTCCATTGAAAGGACAATCCATGAGCAGTGCAAGCCTATACGGCTACGTTTGCGTCTTTGACGGCAAGCCGGTCTTGGCGACAGCCAGGTCCACCGAGGAGAAGTGCTGGCAGCACCAGTTGGAAGTGCTGGGCGTGACCAAGGAGGTCGCCCAGGCACGCTCTTGGGACGTTGTGCCGATGCGAATGACCGTGGGCAGAGATCAGGTTGAGAACATGTCGTACCACCTGACAATCCTGGGAATGAAGCTCAAGATTGGAGATCAGGTCATCATTTCGGGGAATGAGTATGGAAGCAAAAGGCTCTACACAAACATGGATTGCTCAATACACTCATATGAGTACAGGACGGAAGTAGTGCATGTCGTCGCCTTATTTGCTCCATCATTCAAAAGGGTAATTTCTTTTAGAGTTCGTGACATTCATCGCATCGAAAGATCGAAAGCATGAAAATCAATAAGCCTCCAGCCGACGTTTTGCACCTGATCGACTCGCAGCTTTGTCATGCGATCAAGTCCACCGACAACCAGGATCATGCCGAGGTTATGGCGGCAACGCTCTGGAGCCACCGCAGGCTGGTCAAGTTTGTGGGATCACTACTGGACGAAGGCTTCCTGTACGGCAACAACCTGGAGAAAGCCAAGAAGTTCCTGGCCGAGATCGGAGAGCGAGACTGAAACAGTCTCCGCGCGGAGACACGTAGATCAGACGCATCCAGACGCAGGGATTCGCAGCAATGCGCAGGAATGTGCAGCGAATCCTTTTGCATCCTCGTTTTTTGTTGCTATGATGTTGATGTACATTCATTAGCAACATGCGTTTCGAGGCTTGCAATGGGCGAGCTTGCCGCCAACCCGATCTCCCTGGCTTCCAATGCCATCCGCAGGGCCTTTGACCGGCGTGCCCAGCTTGCCGCCGAGGCCAAGCTGGTGCTGGACGCATGGAAGAACCGGCCTACCACCGGCAAACAGATGTATTTTTCCTGGGCGATTGAGTCAGGGCAGGCTCAAAACAGTCTCCGCGCGGAGACTGATGCCCCGTGGGAGTGCGAACCGGACTGGAGCGACACGGGAAAGCCGGTCGGCGTGGTGGAAGTCACGCTCAGTCACCGAAAAAAGACCCGTTCGCAGAAGAAAAACAGGAAAAAAGCCAAAAACAAGGCGTTTTTTCGGCCAAAGCGGCAATTTGTGGTCGAATCATGGTCTGATAGCCTTCCTGATGCGACCGGATACTGGAAGTATCGGCTGCAAGGCGACCAGGGCAAGGGTAAGCCGGTCAAGTTCGAGCTGAAGTCGGGCCGTCTGGCCTGGGTTGTGGGCGAATGCACGGTCTGTTTTGCCGATGAAATCGTTCCTGGCAAGTACCAATGGACCCGCTGGTGGTAAAAATAGCCGCATTGACTTGCCGCCAACTTAATTTCAAGTTATTATTACTATGGTGGAGGTGCAGTTCGCCTTCACCGGATTGTCTTTCCAGCGAAAACAGTGATCGGTCGTGGTGAAAAGCCGTAGCCGTAAAAGCCACACGTCTTCAACACCCTTCAGGGGTGGCCTCTGTGGCACGGGTTTGCTTTAGCCGTGTTCGCTTCCCCAGCCATGCTGGTTACTGTTTACCTGACCCCGCCATACTGCGGGGGAACTAGGGTTGACCAGGCAAGTGCCTGGATAGATCCAGCTGCGATGTTACCCGGCACGCAGTACCCGAACGTCGCGAATGCCATCTTTTCAAAATTCCAGGCTACGTCGTTCCCCTGACGACCTGGGGGTCATGGCCACGCAAGTGGTTCTCCTGGCAGTAGTGACGAGTTTGCAGGTTCGAGCTGTTACAGACGCCTCGTGGAACTGATCTCAGTCTTGGATCTTGTATTGTGTGTTGACCTGTTATTGCTTCAGCAGGTGTTGAGAAGCGAGACAAGCACAACACAGGGCCAGTCAAGTACAGCAAGTACCAGACAGACCCAGCAATACAAGAAGTAAAGGCAGAGATAAGATACATGACCCATAATGGGACGGGTCTGCGCAGAGAAAATAACCATGTCTTACAATTGTAATACATAGCACCAGAGACAAGCGGATATGATTGTCCAATTTATGGGTTCTTGGCAGGGCCAGGCAACATTCAAGGTCCAGATCGACGAAGGCATGCTGGACGGCCTGGGATCGGACTGTGGCTACGTCGAGGCATTCTGGCGTGCCGCCGATGAGTACCTCAAGCTCACGCGCCAGGGATCACTGTACGGCGAAACGCCGGAAGCGATGAAAGCCTGGGTGATCAGCCGGATTCAGGCTTTCATCGCTACACTTGATCCCGAGAAGCGGTGGGATCTGCTCTACTGGTACGAACACATTATTGCCGACATTCGCAACGGGTGGGACGAAGCGTTCAAGCGAATTCAGAATGGGTCTGTGCCGTCTCTGGGGCTCCCTGGTGGCCCTCGCGTACTAGAAGCCGAAGAAGACACGCCTTTGTCCTTGCAATTGATTGCGAGCGAAACCAAGGGCATTCTCAAGCAAGTGGCCTTAGACCCGGTCTCCGAGCTAATACTGATTGCCGATGGTCTGGATGCCGCCATGAACAGTCGGCTGGCCGACAAGATCCGCGCCATTGCCCTCAACCTCGGTCCAAATCCGTCTCAGTCAGGCTCAGACGTGAAGATCCTGCACTCGGACGACGATGGCAACCTGTTCAACAGCGATGGCTCGCGGTATAGCCCCTACGAAGTCCCTTGCCCACTCGTTTCTGATCAGGCCGTGAGCTAAATCGACCTCGGCGCGAAAATCCACATTTTTTAACTCGCCTCGCAGTGGCAACTTGCGACGATTTGAGTAAAAAGGCGTCAACGGTGACGCAGCCATCTTATATGGAAATCATATTTTCGGGCCATTTGCCCGAATGAAATGGAGATGGACTCATGTCTCTGCACGTTGAGCATTCATCGCTTGGCAGTTATGGCTATGCCATGTATGCCAGCGCAGCAACATCGCAATTATTTGCATCGTATCTGCCGTCTACACTGGGCGAAACGATCACGGTATTGAATCTCGGTATTATTTCTGTAGGGACCACGCTTTTGGCTCTTCGCCAGAAAAAGGTCCAGCAGGATCGTGATGAACGACTCAAGGACGAAGCTGCCCAACGCGAGTATGTGGCCGAACAGGTGCTATCTCTGCACGGCAAGCTCGACACGGCGACTTCCGCTGCCTCTGAAGCTAGGGCAAGAGCAGAAGCCGAGCGAGAGAGCCTGAAGGAGCAGATTACATCTTTGAGCGATGCTGTGAAGCTCAAGGACCAGCAGTTGGTGGACATGGTCTCCAAGCTGGGCAAGCCGGAAGTCTGTCCGCACAATGCTGAAATTCAGTGTGTGCAGGTGCCAACAACCAAAGACAACAAGAAGACCAAACCGAAGTGAGCAACTCGCCACGGATTGCCATCCTGACGCTGAGTATCGGCAAGGATTACACGCGACTGATGGCCCCCGGCATGCGTTCCAAGGATCAGTACGCATACCGATGGGGCCATTCTCATATCGTCGGTGGATCTGGGTTCCATGACCCCACTCGGCCAGTCGCCTGGTCAAAGATTGGGTTCTGGCTGGCACATCTCGACCTTCCTGAGTTCGACTTCCTGTGGCTTTCTGACGCTGATTCAATCATCACTAACCCTGAAATCTCGCTTTCTAGCATTGTTTCGGACGTGTTTTGCGATCCTGGCGTGCATGGAGCCTGGTGGATCGACTCCGCAGGCAACAAGAACAGTGGCCAGATGCTCGTTCGTAGTCGGTCGAGTATTGTTCACAGGTGGTTCACGGAAGCCGACGTGCAACGCGACCTCGTGAATCACCCGTGGTGGGAAAATATGGCTTTGATTCGCATCTGGGAACGCAACGCTGAGATCCAAAGCCATATCGGACTGCGTAGCGACTGCAAAACACTCAACGCATACATTGGCGAGTATCCTGAGAAGCACTGGACGAAGGATTGCTTCGTGCTTCATTACGCAGGCATGCAAACGCAGCAATCGTGGATCAACAGCCACATGACATCGGTCGCAAGGCCGGATCTCGCCAGTTAAGAAGGGCACAGCACAAGTGAAAGCCGACAAGAAGGTTATCGAGGCGTTGCAAGGTTCGGTCGGCATGCATTTGCTGGCCATCGAGACATACACCGGCCAGAAAGAGCATTTTGAGCGGCTGGGTTACTCCAAGCTGGCCGAGCGTGCTGCGGCTGACGTAGAAGAAGAGCGGGTCCATTTGTCTCGCCTCATGGCTCGCCTGGAATTCTACGATACTGCGCCCGATTATGAGCATGATGCGCCCGAATGGCCTCGTGATGACTATCCAGGGATCTTGGAAGCGAACCTTGGTCTTGAGTCTACTGCTGCGGAGTTCGAGCGTGAGGCTGTTACGACCAGCCGTGATGCCGGTGACGAACTGACGGCCAAGCTGTTTGCCAAGAACCTGCGTGGCAGCGAAGACTCCGTGCGCGAAATCACGGCAATCCAGAAGATCATCAAAGATATCAGCCTCCAGAACTACCTGGCCAACCTCGTCTGATGTCTCCGCGCGGAGACTCCTGAGTCCAGACATGAGAAATGCAGTGAGCGTTATCGTCACCCTTATTTCAATCTTCGCTATTTTTTTTCTTACTGCCGTTTTCCTGGCATCAGTCACACAACAGGAGATCCCCGTGTCCAAGCTGCCCGACAAGATTGCTCAACTTGCCATCGTCCAAGAGAAGCTGATCGCCCACATTGCTGGCCTGCAAGGCGACATCGCTGCCCTGAAGGCCCAGCTGGCCGAAGCACCCACTCAGGACGAGTTGGACAAGCTCCAAGAGAGCATCGACAAGCTCGTGTCGGTTCTGCCCGATGCGCCTTCGGTTATCACCCCAGGAAACTGACCTGATGGGCATCCCTCAAAACGAGATCACGATCCGATGGATGGAAACCAGGGACGTTCCATCGGTGCTTGAGATCGAGAACGCTTGCTTCCACGATCCGTGGAGTGAGTCGTTTATCTATGAGGCGATGCGAGCCGCAGACAGGCATGGCGTTGTCGCAGAACTGGAAGGGCATGTGGTCGCCCACATGTTCTACTCGATCCACAAGACGCACCCACGCATCGACAATATTGCCGTGGACCCGCGATACCAACGCCTGGGGATTGGCCGTTGCCTGATGAACTGGATGACAGCCAGGCTCAAGGCGTTTGGCAACAGACGCAAACTGCTGCTCACGGTCCCTGAAAGCAATCTGCACGCCCAGCTGTTCTTTCGAGCGACCGGGTTTCAGGCCATTCAGGTGATCCGCAATTACTTTCAAGATCCCGATCAGGATGGATATGTCATGACTTACGTGCGAAAGCGTAAGTCGCCAGTGGCAACCGATTCCGCATCGGCCTGATACACACCTCGGAGCATGGACGCTCAACACCCCTCATGCCTCTGGTTGTCCTGACTACGCACACTTTGAGGGGTTCTCAGCAGTGTGGCCCGTAATGTGACAACGGCGACACGTCCTGGCCGGTGACAATCGACTAGGTTGGGTTCATGCGGGTTCGAGTCCCGCCACTGCTTTTTATGCAAGACATGCTCGCCACAGCCGATCATTGGGACTTTCCCACCCTTGACATCGCGTCAGCGGCAAAGCCCAGTGACGTGATCCTGCCGTGGATCAAATGGGGCGAGAACAAGACGGGTGCCGTTTACCCAGGCCGAGCGACACACTTCTACGCCTGGGACTTCATCTTCTCGGCCATCCAGAAGCATCCCGAGAAGCTGATCCATCACGAGATCGCCGTGACGGTCGAGCCAAACTTCTCGACCTGGGACGAACAGCCGAGGATCGAGGCTCTCTGGTGCATCTATCGCAAGCGCAAGATCGCCAGATGGTGGGCATCCAAGGGCGTGAAGCTCGTGGTGGACCTGAATGTCTCGCGCTGGCTTCTGGAGACAGGAGTCGGCCTCTGGGGCGTTCCGCAAGGCTGGCCTTCCTACGCCACACGCTGCCACGCCGATACAACCACGGCTGATCTGGACCGATCCTACAAGATCGCCCTCCAACGCTGTGGTCGCACTCCTGACATGTTTCTGGTGTTTGGTGGTGGCCGCGAGATCAAGACCTATAGCGAGTCGAACGGCTGGTACTGGAGCAAAGCTCGAACTAGCTGGCGAAACCGCGACGAGATGTTTGAGACCAAGCGACTGGAAATGATTGAGCGTTACAGCACTGCCGACTGGCCCGAACTGCCGTGGAGTCCACAGTAATGGGATCTGGAGGATCGGGAAACAAGTCGACTGCGAATCGCAACAGGGCAAACCAGCGTCCAAACAAGCCAGCCGATCATCCTAATGCCACATCCAAGCCAAAGACTCCACGCCAGCCTGACCGCAACATAGACCGATCCGATGCCAATGAAGTGCTTCGGGCGATCAGGTTTCTCAGGTCAAAAAGAGAGAGAACAGAACTGAATCAAAATCGAAATGGCATTTTCCAGATCAGGGACATCAAGAAAGCACTCAAAGACAGTGGCAAGTATATGGGTGACGAAAAGTTCAACAAGGCAGTGATCAACCTTGTTGAAACCAATTCCAAGCGAATAGCAGTCCATAAATACGATTACCCAGGCGACGTAGACGCATCTATTGCATCGCGTTTTGTTCCCATCGACACAAAGAGATCGTTTCGCAGCATGGGGCAAAAGTCTTCTTTGGGCGATGATTACCACACTGAGTTCATTCAGCATATTTCTATTCGTCGCAAATAACATAGTTTAATGTCTGACGACACACTCACGCATAAGCAACGCGCTCTCGCTGAACTCGAACTTCGCAGGCGAGAGACGATCAAGAAGCTGGGTCCAGTCTATGACTGGTACGGTAAACCCTGCATGTGCAGTGAGTACAACCCAGAAACCAAGACATGCAAGAAGCATCCACGCGCCCTTGACCATCAACGACCACCTGTTGGCGAGTGGCTGGCTTGGTTGCTCATGGCAGGTCGTTCGGCAGGTAAGCTGCTTTCGGTCGAAACGCCGATTGCCACGCCAACCGGCTGGTCAACGATGGGCGAGCTGCGTGTTGGCGACGAGGTGTTCGACGAGCAAGGCAAGCCTTGCAAAGTCACAAGCATTTCACCGTTTGAGGTTCCTGAAGTCGCCTACGAGCTTGAGTTTTCGGATGGCAGCACGATTGAAGCATGCAGCGATCACCAGTGGGTGACATGGACCCATGCCGACCGCAAAGCCTACCTGCGATCACAATACGAGGATTCCTCGGACTTCCCGGAAGACTGGGTCAAATGGCGTTCCAAGCAGGTGCTTGGCAACGGCATGAGGGTAAGCCGAGACAAAATTGAGCGGATGGCGTCACTGATTGCTTCGGGCATGTCTGAGCGAGCCGCATCAACAACGGTAGGCGTTTGCCGAACGGCCTATGCCAAGCACCGAAATGCTGGTGGCTATAGGGCAGGCGAAGCCAAGGTTCGCAAGAACTCCAAAGGCCCAACCGTCAAGGTTACGCAGGATATTGTTGACACGCAATTTACTGGCAAACGTCAGGACAACAACCACTCGATCCCATGCACGAGGCCGCTCCAGCTACCTGAGATTGAATTGCCGGTCAAGCCTTGGACTTTGGGCTACTACGTTGCCAATGGCAGCAAGCGAGACCACGACGTAACGGCAGGCAGCTGGAACGGTGAGTTCGACGACAAGCATGTCGAGTCGTGCCTAGCCAAAGACGGTTACAGGTTTGAATCATGCGAACGGAATGTTGCGGCTGGCCAGACCAGGATACGCATTTATGGCATTTCTGACCTGCTGACAAGCTTAGGTGCCAGAGACTTTCATATTGATCGCAGGTATCTCAGGGCAAGCGTGCAGCAGCGTCTTGAACTACTGCGTGGCCTATGTGATGGCGATGGATACTTTGATCCCGGTCGTCTGACCGTGGAATTCTGCACCAAGCATGAGCATCTGGCAGAGTTCGTCAAGGAACTTGTCTGCACGCTTGGCGATAAGCCTGTCCTGAGCGTTGGCCGAGCAACGCTGAATGGCAAAGACTACGGCCCGAAGTATCGCGTGACATGGAGTCCATCGCTACTCAACCCATTCTCGCTGCCTCGTAAAGCCAGGGTATTCAAGGATCTCACGGAACGCACCCTGGAGATCCGTCAGCGGATGATTGTCGGCATTCGTCGTATCCAGCCGAAGCTCATGCGATGCATCTCGGTAGATTCGCCCAACAGGATGTACCTGGCTGGCAAGGCGATGATCCCAACGCACAACACCCGATCTGCTGCCGAGTGGATTCGCTATCAGGTTGAGTCACACGCTGCCCGTGGCGAACAGATACGCATTGCTCTGGTCAATGAGACGGTCAGCGAAGTTCGGCGTGTGCAAATTGAGGGTGCGTCGGGTCTGCTGGCGGTATCGCCACCTTGGTTCACGCCGGTCTATATCCCGTCGAAAGCCGAGGTCGTTTGGCCCAACGGATCGGTCGCATACATCTACTCAGGCGAACAGCCCGACCAGCTGCGCGGACCGCAGCATCACTTTGCTTGGTGCGACGAACTGTGTCTAACTCCTGACACTGTAATCACTTGCGTTAATTCTGATAAGCCAATCTCTCAGGTCATTCCTGGCGACATGGTGCTGACTCGTGCTGGTTATCGACCAGTCGTTGCGGCATGGAAAACAACAGATTCAGCCGTTGTGTATCGCCTGATAGCAGACGATGGGAGTTCCATTGTCGGTACTGCTGGGCATCCTGTGTGGGTTGAGGGTGAAGGATGGGTTCCACTAGCGAATGTGAAGCCGGGCAGCACACTGAAAAGCCTGACCTCCTGCCGTGAAGGCAGCGTTGGGCCGAGAAGCGTGAGCGTGGAGAGGCTTCCCGAAAGAAGCCCGGTCTATAACATCGAGGTCGAAGGCGAACACGAGTATTTTGCAAACGGCATCCTGACCCACAACTGCAAATGGTCAAAGGCCCAAGCTGCGGTGTGGGATAATCTTTTGCTGGGCATGCGTCTTGGTGTTAATCCCCAGATCGTAGTATCGACAACGCCTCAGCCCACGCCCACGCTTAGAGCGATTATTGCCGACAAGTTCACGGTGATGTCGCGTGCCTCCACGTATGCCAATCGGCACAATCTGCCAGAGAAGTTCTTCGAGAGCGTTGTCTCCAAATATGAGGGAACACGCATCGGTCGTCAGGAGTTGCATGCCGAGGTGCTGCTCCAGAACCAAAACGCACTCTGGAATCAGGAGCAACTGGATGCTCTGCGTGTGCGAGCGGTTCCTTATGGCGTGGATATCAAGAAGGTCGTGGTTGGCGTGGACCCGGCAGGCAAGATTGGCGACATGGCCAAGTTTGTGCATGGCATGCCGACCGAGGCTGGCAAGGGTGATGAGGCAGGAATTGTGGTAGCTGGCCTGGGGACCGATGGCCACGGCTATATCCTGGGCGATCACTCGACATCGGGCTCCCCTGATGCGTGGGGCAGGGCAGTAGCTGAAGCGTATGGTCGGCATCAGGCCAATAGTGTGGTCTGGGAATCGAATCATGGCGGCGACATGGTGCGAGACGTGCTGCTGGCTGTAAACCCGAATATCGTGCAGAAGCGGGTGCATGCCAGCCGGTCGAAATATGTGCGAGCCGAGCCAATTGGTGCGCTGGCCGAGCAGGGCAAGATCCATATCGTTGGCGAACTGCCCAAGCTCGAATCCGAGATGTGCGACTTCGAGCCAGGTGGACCGTCGCCTAACCGGATGGACGCGATGGTGTTTGCCCTGACCGACCTGATGATTCAACCCGACGAAGAAAAAGTGGAACTGGAATTCCGGCGAACAAGTTTCAAGGGGCTTTTCTAAATGCCAGTGAATACACCGACACATGCCAATACGGTTCTCGATCGAAACCTGGAGATCATCCAGAGACGGTCGCGTGAATACCTGGAGCATGTGGATCGCTGGAACTTTTTGCTGGACTCGCTCGAAGGCGGCAACCGCTATCGGTTTGCCACGTATGGTGAGTTTCCTTATGAGTTCAGCTACCAGCGTGTTGTGCCTGGTGCGGCGGCTGCACGCCCCGAGCGCACTATTGCCAACGTCTATCGGATTCAGCTACGCCGGTACAACCTGATTCGTCACCCGCGAGAATATCCCGATCCTCGTGATGATGCACCGGCAGTCGATCCGTTCGAGCTGCGACGGGAACGCACGCCGGTGCCACCACTGGTGCAGAGGTCTATCGAGAAGCACCTGAGTCGAATCTACGCTCAGGAAGTTGGGCGAACGGGTCCAGATCAAGTCGTCGAATGGTGGAAGAACGTCGATGGCTGCGGCACCAACATCGACCACTGGATGCAGAACGAGTTTGCACCCATGTTCCTGGTTCTTGGCCAGATGGACCTCGTGTTTGACCATCCCCAGGCACCGCCAGACGTGCAGATCATGACCAAGGCCGATGAGCGGCAATATGGTCTTGATAAGTGCGTGGTGAACTACTACCTGCCCGAGAATGTGCTGTGGTGGAAGCTGTTTCCCAACCGGCAATACAGCGAAGTGCTGGTTCGAGAACTGGTCGATGAAGATTCGACCATCCAGCAGAGCTTTGTCCGGTTGCAGTTCCGCTGGAACTACCGGCACTGGCGTCAAGATGGCTGGACATTGTACTCGGACGAAGGTATCGAGCTTGACAGTGGCACCTACTCGTATGGCAGGCCACCGATTGTGCGGATCTTCGACCGCAAGAAGCCACGCTGTAAGAACGTCGGCCAGTCGCGTTACGAGTCTATCGCAGAACGCCAGCGTGAAGTCTACAACCTGTCCTCGGAACAGATCCTGGGCAACACAACCCAGGCGTTCCCCATGCTCCAGGGACCAGAGAAGTACCTTGCAGGCGACAACACGATCCCGGTTGGGCCTGAACGCATCCTGCCGATCTGGAGTAACAAGGACGGCACCAATGCCATTCACTGGAGTACGGTGAACTTTCCGAAGGATGGCATGGAGTTCATTCAGAAGACCATTGAGGCAAATTTGCGTGAAGCCGACCGCGAGGCGGCTCTCTCAGGCTCGTCAAACAAGGCTGTCTCGGCAGCTGCGATGGCTTTTGACTTCCGTGAAGGCAACGACCTGCTCTCCAGCCTGGCCGCTGTCTTGAACTCGGCAGAACGACTGATTGCCCAGTATGCGCTCTGGGTGATGAGCAATGGCGAGATCCAGCCGCACGGCGACATGGACGAAGACACGGTCAGCGTCACGTACCCTCGCAAGTTCGACTTGCAAACCGCTGATGAAGTGACGCAAGTCATGAGTCGATTGCAGCAGGTGGCGATGGGTGCCGGTACGCTGCCCAGCATCGAATCAGAATATCTCAAGACGATTGTGCGATTGTCACTGCCCGGTCGCACCGACGCAGAATACGAAGACTTCTGCAACGAGATCGACCAGTGGGTGGAATACAAGCACACGGTCATGCCCACGATTGTGCTGCCACCAGGCTCGCCAGGCATTATCGGCCCTGGTGGGGGCGGCATTGCAGACAAGGGTGGCACTGACAGCCTGCTGGCACCGAGCGCGCCTGCCGCACAAATCCCCAGTCGTAGCCTTGATATCGAAGACGTAATCAACCCGCCCGATGGGCCTACGCTTTAATCGTTTGGTCTGTTTTAACGGCCTGGAATGCGGTTTGTTGCCGCATTACCTATCAGCCGTTATGGTTACTTTCGTATGAGGTGCATACTTGAATCCTTCTGATGCGAAGTCTGCTGTGGCTGAAACCGGCAACGAACAAGTCCAGGCAAAAGCCGCTCCCGTAGCGGCCCCTGCCGCCGAAACTGTCACTCAGACGCTCAAGGCCGAGTTCGACCCGATCCAGGTCGCCAAGATTGCCCAGGAGAACAAGGTTCTTCAGGAGAAGCTGGCGAAATTCGAGGCCGAGCAAGCAAAGGCACTTGAGAAGGAACGCAAGGCAGCCCTGGAACAAATCGCGGTCAAAGACGGCGCGGCCAAGGCCATCGAAGAGCAGTTCAAGCAGTTCAAGGAAGAGCAGGCAGCTGCCAGCCAGCGTGCCGAAGAACTGATGCGAAAGGCCCAGGAAGAGGCCACTGCCAAATGGCAGGCTGAAGCTGCCCGCGCCGAGAAGATCGAACAGATCTACCTGGCCGAAAAGAAAGAGAACGTCATCGGTCGTGCCCTGGAGGGCAAAGAGTTTGTCTCGGCTGCGGCTGCGGCTCAGGTGCGACGACTGCTGGACGAACGGTTCGATGTGACCCGTGAAGACAGTGGCAACGTGATCGTCAAGAACCGAGCGGACGGCAAGTCGGCCAGTGACGTGATCCCCCAGATTCTCGCGACCGATGAGTTTGAACACTTCCTGAAACCAGCCACCCGAGGTGGCGCAGGCGTTTCCAATAACGGGGCTGGTCGTGAGCCTGCTAACCAGGCTTCAGCTTCGTCCGACGATCCCATCGAGTCCATCTTCAAGGCATATAAAGAGGCGATGAACAGCAAAGACGCTGCCATCGGCTTTGGCCTTGGAATGAAGCAGCGTAACTAATTCACGTTTCCTGCCAACCCGGCAGTATGTTTCGAGTTTGAATAGGAGAAATTCTCGTGCCAAGTAACTATCAGGGCCTATTTGGACCTGTCGGGTTTGGCGTAGAAACCCAGACCGTCCTGCACCCCTTCCTGCGTGAAATCTTCATTCAGGAAGCCCCGCTGGTGAATCGCCTTCCTCGCCTCCAGGCTGAGGGCGAAACTTTCCAGATGATCACCTATGACGTTCGTCAGCGAACTGGCATCACCCTCGGTGCTGCTGTTTCTGACACGACTGGCACCACCGTGACCCTGAGTGACAACACTCGGTTGCTGGTGGGCGACGTGATCCTGGTGGACAGCGAAAAGCTGGAAGTCACCGCAATCAACAGCAACGGCACCAGCGTGACCGTGGTGCGTGGTGCTGAGTCCAGCACGGCTGCGACTCACACGAACACCACTGCTGTCACCCTGATGTACAACAGCCGAACGGGTGCTGAAGTCAACCAGGACTCGACTCGCTCGATCCGCACGTCTATCGAACAGTACGTGCAAACCTTCCAGTTCCCTGTACAGATCAGCGGTAAGGCTAACGCCCAGACCTCTGTCCGTCTGCCCCAGGGTGTTCCTGACATCCTGACCTTCGAGCAGCGCACCAAGGCTGTCGAAATGCTCCGTGACATGGAGTATGCCTGCTATTACGCAGGTGGCCAGAAGCCACAGAACCCTGGCGACCGCGCCAAGATGAAGGGCATCAAAACCCTGATCGACAGCGGCAACGTCACCACGAGTGCAGCTTCCAGCTACACCAAGCTGTCGTTCATCAGTGACACGCTGAACAAGGCGTTCGCTGGCGGTGGAAACCCTGACTTACTCATCGTTTCCAGCGATTTTATGACTGGCGTAGCGACCTGGGGCTACCCCGTAACGATGGACACGAGCTACACTCCTGTCCTCGGTATCGCGTTCAATCAGATCGCCGTGCCCTTCCTGGGTGCCCCGGTCTTGATGCTGCCCAGCTACCAGCTGAAGGCTGGTACTGCCATCGCTCTGACCTCCAGCGACGTGAAGCTCCGGTATCTCCGACAGGAAACCTGGGTTCCTCGTGGTCGTCGTGGCGATGCCTACGAAGGTGATTGGATTGCCGACATTGCCGTCGAAATCGGCCACCCCAAGTGGCACGCCTGGCGTGAAGGTATCTCCAGCTTCGCCTGATAACTAACAGGTTTATCCTACCCCCGCAGAAGAAATCATACTTGTCTTCTGCGGGGGTTTTCTCTAGACCGGGACCACGATGATCAATCCCACTCGCTCGTTTGAGCGTCCCCTTGAATCACCTTCCTGGGACGCTTTTTTTGTTGGTCCGCTGCCGCAGGGGATCAGCCCTGAAGCCGTTCAGATCTTGATTCACATCGGTGTTCTCAAGAATGTTCGCTCCAATCTGGCAACACTACTGAATCGCATCAATGCCGAGATCGACACGACCAGTCGCATGTCGCCCGAGACCTGCTTCGTGGCTCAGTCGGAACTGAAGACGGCTTTGGCAACAGCCGATGCGTTCAAGCTGGCTGAATCGAACATTCGTGACTGGGTGAAACTGATCTTGAGTCAGATCGACGAGCAGCCCAAGCCGCAACCGGCTCCAGCACCGGCACTTGCTCAGGCACAACCCAAGAAGGCATAACCCGTGACTACTCAGTCGCCACTCACCGTCACGCCATTCTGCCTTGATGAGCATATCGCTCTTCGAGTGATGGATGATTTCACGCGCGTGGCTCCCGACAGTTATAAGCTGGCGAGTGGCAACGATGGGTACATGGCTGATTCGTCGCCCTGGGTGATCACCAGTGCCAGCAACAACTTCGCCAGCCTGGGCGTGGTCTCTGGCCATGTGATCTGGCTCATGAAGCCAGCTAACATCTTTGGCAGCAATGGCGACATCTATGCCGTGGACAGCGTGAGTGGCAATTCGCTGACGCTCAGGGCGATTGGTCGCACGACTGGCGTGGGAAAACCCCCTTGCCCACCGGGAGCCCTGTCGGGCATCCAGTTCGTGATCAAGACGCTTGATCCGATCATCGAAGAGATCAGCTATGAACTGATGCAGACTTACGGCATGACGCTTAACCTGCCATTCCACCAACCAGGCCAGTTGATGGACCCTCGCCAGCTGCGCAAACTGTGTGTCGAGAAAGTGCTTTACTATCGCTACCTTGATATGAGCAAGCAGGCCGATGGCAACGACCTGTGGCTGTTCAAGAGCAAGCGATACGGCGAACTGAGCGACGAGACATCCCGCACATTTGAGCTGCGGTGGGGTCCAACTGGAACCGACGAGCCGCCAACGCCTCGTTTCGCCGGTCGGCTTTCACGCTGACCGTAATCTTCCTATAATCATTTGGTTTATATGTCAACAAGGAGAATCGCAATGGCCGCACCCAAGAGCAGCAATGGATCGTCCAAGGGTGGCAAGTCGCCCAAGTCGGCACCGAAGTCCTCGAACGGTTCGGTGAAGATGCCCAAGAAGGGCTGCTAAGTTTGTGTTTCGGTGATGGTTCATTCCCTTGGAGTTTCGAGATGTCGCCAGCAAAGAGTCGGGGCAATCCCAAGCCTCCCAAGAAGAATGAACCATCTACCGGGACCAAGAAGCCCTCGGTGCCGTTTTATCGTCGAGTGCCATACGGCCAGCAAAATGATCGCCTGGAGCTTCTGGCTGACTTTGTGTCTCAGTATGCTCCCATGCCGCCTGAGTTTGTAGGCGAAGACAGTCCGATCAAGTCGGATGACCCGGTCGCATCCATCAATGACGAGGATGTGACCTCGGCTCGCAACCTTGCCCTGATCGAAGCGTATCGTGCCATTCGCCGGATCGCTGCCGACTCCTGAGAGGCATCATGAGCCCTTTGACCGACCAGCAAAAAGCTGAGATCTTGAAGGCCGTTGCCCAGTGCAACGGCAACAAGACGCATGCCGCAAGGATGGTTGGTTGTCATCGGCAAACGATTATTGATGTCTGCAAGGAGGCAGGACAGTTCGACGAGAAATGCCAGAAGGTGGACAGCCTGGGCGTTGTCGAAAAAGGTGACTCCTGCGAAGTCTCATACTTGAGCGACCGGCAAATCCGCACTCTGGAAGACGCAATCGCATACGGCAAGGTCGATACCTCAGTCTGGTGTGTGGTGGAATGGAAGTGTGGTGGTTGGAACGTACCACTGAAACTGCATGTCGGATTTGATGACAAGGGTCAGCGTAAGCCAGAGCAACCGATCACCAAGCAGATGTGGAAGGTTAGCCTGACGCTCAGGCGTATCCTGCCCAAGCCCTACATCGACGCATCCAGCATTCTGTTCGAGCGCATTCAGAAGCATGCCCCCAAGTATCCGGCCCCGTCGATTCGCACCAAAGCACGCGACCACATGCTGGTGTTCGATCCATATGACGTGCATTTTGGCAAGCTGGCTTGGGCACCGGAGACCGGATCAAGCTATAACATCGACCATGCTCGTAAAGCCCTGGTAGAAGCGGCTCGCAAATTTGTGTCGATGGGTACGGTGTACCCGCTGGAACAGGTGGTAATCGCGGTCGGCCAGGATTTCTTTCATGTCGATAAGCCGGATAACACGACTACGGCAGGCACGCCCCAGGATGTGGACAGCCGATTTACGAAGATCATCGTGGCAGGCGAAGAGGCGATGATCGAGGTGGTCGAGTTGTTTCAGAAAGTGGCCGATGTCAAGCTACTCTATGTTCCCGGCAATCATGATCGGATCGCAAGCTTTCACCTGATCCGCACGCTCAATGCCTGGTTCCGCAATGCCAGCAACGTGACGGTCGATTTCGAGCCAACCTCGCGCAAATATGTGAAATACGGCTCAAACCTGATCGGCTACACGCACGGCAACGAAGAGAGACATGTTGATCTGCCAATCATCATGGCCACAGAACGGCCCCAGGACTTTGCAGATGCGACGTGTCGCGAGTGGCACCTGGGACACTTGCATAAAAGCCGCCGCACGGTGACGACCAACGTAGACACGTATAACGGTGTTGTGGTGCGAATCCTGATGAGCCTGAGCGGCACGGATGCTTGGCATCATCGCAAGGGTTACGTGGGCGGCACACGGGCAGCAGAAGCTCTGGTTTATCACAAGAAATATGGACTCGAAGCATCACTGGTCGCACGGGCCAGTTAACTTAGGGGTAGATCACGATGGCAAACGCAGTTTATCCACTGGCCAAGCAGGCTTTCCTGACTGGCGGGATTAATCTTGGTTCCGACACGATCAAGATCGCTCTGGTCAAGGTCACGGGCACGGGTGCCGTGGCCTACAACTCGGCCAACCAGTACTGGTCGTCGATCAATAGCGGAAGTGTTGGCACGCCAGCCCAGCTGACCTCGCCAACCGAAACAAACGGACTGTTCACATCGGCTTCGGCTACATTTTCTGCTGTGTCGAGCGCAGGTAACACGTTGGGCTATGTGATTTACAAGGACACCGGCACAGCCTCTACGTCTCCCCTGATTGCATGGTACGACACCGGCACGCTCACACCTGTGACACCAAACGGTGGTTCCATTACGGTTGCACCAGACGGTACTTACGGCTGGTTCACGCTCTAATCAAGAAATACCTTCCCTACGAAGAGGAACCGCAGGTCATGTTCTCCAATCCTCAGATTGTTCGATTTTGCAATCAAGTGGTTCGTCCCCTGGCCGACGATGTCACTCGTTTGTCAGTAGATGTTGCCACGGTGATTGCAACCGTGCAGGCCCAGGGCCTTCTGACGGTCCTTCAGGCGGCTGATCAGTCCCTGGTGATTGACGACGGTAGTTCAACCGATGGTCGCCCGCCAATCACCGTGGGTCAGCTTGTAGCGTTCCTGGCCGAATGCCAGAAGGCTCATACGGCACTGGATACAACCACGGCAGTGCAGCAGGCAATGGCAATTCAAGTCAACGGTCTCACTCGCTGAGGTTGATACATGGCTCTCCTTGACCTGTATATTCAGACGACTGGCAGCAACCTGAACGCGGGAACGGACAATGGATCAAATCCTACGCCGATTCCTTCGGTCACTTGCACAGTCTCAACCGGCACGATCACGTTCACCGGAGCCAGTGGCGCGTTCACGGGCGTGGCCGTGGGTGCGTGGGTCTCGTTGTATAACAGTGCCGACACCATCGCTCGATTTGTCGGTCAAGTTGCAACCAACGATAACACGACAATCACCGTGCTGTATGCCAGCGGAACAGGCTACAGCACGACCGGACTAGGTCTTGCCACGGGCCTGACCAGCGGCGGTGGTGCCGGTGCGGTATTGTGTCGTGTGGGCGGTGCATGGGCTGGATTCGGTATCACCGGAACCAACGGGTGCATGAACGGCACTGTGCCTAGCTTGTCGGGCGCGATGACGTCAGCAACCTATAACGGTTTGCGAGTCAACATCAAGGCTGGTACATACGCCTATGCTGCCGCCGTCACATTGCCCACAGCATTAACGGCAAAGCCGATCTGGTATCGTGGTTATTACAGCACGATTGGCGATATTGACGAGTGCGCCAATATCAACGGCACGCTCACGGCACCTGCCGGAGCTACGGCGGCACCTTCAGGAGCAACACGCCCTCAGATCACATTTTCCACCACCAGCGGCAACAATATTACTTCAGGTGCTTATAGCTGGTTTGAAAATCTAGAGTTCACAAACCCCACTAACACTACCGGCATTTCTCCCACTACGTTTCTTCGCGTTCATAGATGTCGTTTCACTGGAGGGACGTGCATCTACGGGTTCGTCCACGCAACTGGATGCCTTTTCGCCCCAGCAAGTAATGGAGCAGCCAATAGCTTTGGAATGTATATTGGAAATGTGTTTCGTGGTGGCAATCCTGCTCTCACACTTCTCACAAATTATTTTGTAGCTTTCAATCTATTTGATAGTTGCACAGTTGGTCTTGCCTTGTACTCTGGCGGCTCATCAAACATTGTCGTTATCAATAACACGTTTTATAACTGCGGCACTGGGATCACAACCGGAAACAATTCATCCTATCAGTTTGTGGCCAACAATATCTTTTCCAATTGTACAAGCTACGGAATTAACAATGCAATGACCAATTCCTGGCAATTGGCGTTGCATAACAACGCTTTCTATAGCAACACATCAGGCAACGTCAGCAGCGTGTTTGAGTCCACGCAGCGAGGATTGACTCTCGAAAGCAGTTCCCCGTTTGTTAGCCCTGGCGCAAGTCACGATTACACGTTGGTTTCTGGTGCGGCTTCCCGCCAGGCCGGATTCCCCGGCCAACTTGAGGTGTAAGTGTGGCAATAGCTTCGGTATTTAGCGTTTCGGCCAGCAGCAACAATAGCAAGAGCGTCACAACGTCGGCAGTTAATACTACCGGCGCGACGTTTTTGGTACTGGGTGTTTCCACAGCTGCTGCCGTTTCTATTACCGATAGTTTTGGCAACACTTATTCCCTTGTAGGAAATTCGTCTAACGGAGCTTATCTTTATTCTTGCGCAAATCCTACGGTAGGTTCCGGCCACACGTTCACAGCAACAACAATAAGCTCCACAGCTTCGGGGTATCCCTCAATAGCTGCGGTTGGATTTTCGGGCGTTGGTGCGTTCTATCAGGTAAGTACAGGGCTCAAAACTGACGCATCGCAAAATTTTACTGATAGTTTTGGGATTGGCATTCCCACATCATCCGACAAATGCTTGGCAGTTTTGCTTGATGGAATGTGGGGTACTGACTATGGTGGGAATCTTGTCGGGCCAACATCGCTATCAACCAATACCACTGGCTATTCGCTGGCTTCCTCCACGTTTGTATCTGGAAAAAGCACAGGGATCGGCCTAGCTTATGGCACCTTCGCTACGGGATCAACTCTTAACGTAGCATGGTCTGTTTCGCCTGCAACGGCATATAGCGGATTCAGAGTGTCCGCTATATGGTATCCAATATTAGTTCCTCCTAAGCCAAGCTATTTGTCTATCGGTGCAGTTCAGCCCGGCACATCTTCTGGCATAAGCCTGGGATATGTCAGCATTGGTGCTGTGCAGCCATCTGTACCATTAACACAAAACTCTTTCGTTGGCGTGTCATCGCAAAGCGTTGTTGGTTCTACAACAACCATTCCGAATGTTTCGTCTTCAATAGGTGGACAATCATCATTAATTGTTGGACAGGCAACGATCAGTGGTCTGGCCGTAACATCAAGCGGAATAGCTTCTCTATTAGTCGTTGGATCACCAAAGACTGACACGCCCATTTTCGCTTCGTCGGGAATCGCTTCTTCGCTTGTTTCTGGCGGCGTAACGTCTAACACAACTGTTGTTTCCCAAATTGGAAGCGCGTCCAGTTTAAATGTTGGAAACCCGGTCATTGGGACTCAGGTTTCTTCTTCAAGCGGCATTTCTTCAGTTCTGGTCGCAGGATCGCCGGTCGCAGCCAGAGTGCCTTCGGTTGGCTTCGTGTCGATTGGGGCCGTGCAGCCGGGAACAGGATTAGGAGTTTCGCAGGGATTCCTCTCGATTGGTGCGATTCAGCCCAGCGTGATCCCTTCGTTGTTGGCTTCAGCTGGAATCCCAAGCACTGGTCAGGTTGGCACCGTATCGGCAACGGCTTCAGTAACAGTTCAGTCTGGAATCGCATCGACTGCCGTTGTCGGGAGCCCGGTCAGAACTTCGACTGTTCAGGTGTCAGCTGGGATTGCCGCGACATCGGCGGTTGGGCAACCGATCACGCTGGCATCGCTGCTCCAGTCGGTAGGGATTGCATCGACGCTCAGGACAGGAACTCCTGCGGTATCGGCGGCTGTTTCGCTTTCAGCAGGAATTGGCTCAAGCCTTGTGGTTGGAACTGCCAATCTAACGTCCACCATCACGATTTCGGCAGGGGTTGCTTCTTCGCTTCAGGTCGGCCAGCCCACGATCTGGCAGGTATCCAAATACTTCCTTTACGTCACTGAGGCACGCCCTCGCATCTTGGGAGCAAATCCGGTGGTTCCACGCAATGCCAATCTGAGTAACCTGCCGATTGGCCGATTCGTAAGCATCGCCACCGGCCAAGAAGTGACTTCGGGTACTGTCTCGGCCACCTATTACGCGAACGGTGTATCCGGTTCGGTCAGTGGATCAGCAACTTACGATGCCACCGGGCAAACCTGGGTCTGGTCCCAAGTTCCTGCTGCCGTCATGAACGCCGACCTTGTTGGGCTTTCGTTCTCGATCACGGGTTGCATGCCGGTGTTTCACCTGCTCTCGACCGAAGTTTCGACGTACCTATCGTCTTCGGTGGCATCCGGCTCGATCAGCACCACCTCGTTCACGGGCGACTCGTACCTCTCCAGCCAGGGTGGATTTTACGTGGGTTCGGTCCTGCTGTTCACCAGTGGGGCTCTTTCGGGAATGGCTCGCCGGATCTCGGGCTACGATGGCGTTACCAAGGTGCTGACCTTTGCCACGGCATGGCCTACCATTCCCAGTCTTTCTGACACGTTCATCATCATGGGACGCATTGAATGATTCGTCCCTCAAACCCAAACTACTGGAACCTCGCACGGTCCATGCGTGGCCCGTTCCGTGATGCTGATGCATTCTACGGGACCGACTATGGCCTTGGCCTGACGCAGTTGCTTGACAAAACCAGCGCATTCGACTCGATTGCGGTTGGTCGCAAGGCCGATGAAAACTGGCTGTCGTCCGAGCATCGCGTGGCGGCAATCTTCGAGGTTCAAGGGGTGCGGTTCGAGAATGACGGCACTCCAGGCACCCGAATCAGGATCGTTCCCTACTCGCTGATTTTCGAGGTCCATGAAACATGGCAGGAAACTGCCTATAATCTTCTAGATCAACTCGAATCCATTGCTTTAAATGCGATTATGAGTAAAGACAGCCGGGAGTATGGTGGCTTTTGCTTGCCCTGGCTTTCGCGGTTAAGCCGATCTGCAAATCAATCGTACAACGTGCCCGATAAGCGGCGTCAACTTTCTGGACAGTTTGGATATCGGGTTCCAAGCACCATGTCCGACGACACGTTCCAGACTGTTTGACAAGGGAAACACATATGCCACGGCAATTCCAGCTGACATCGGCCACCGTCCTTGGCGACGGGCAAAATGTTCGCCTTCAGTTCGAGGCTGGAGTTGCGGTCGGCCAGTCGGCATTGGTGCGATCCACCGACTGTGGTTTCTTCGACGAGATCCCTGGAATCGACGCAGGATTGACGATTCAGGTCAATGGCGTTGCCGCCGAGATCATGGGAGTTCGATGCGAAGACTACAACATGCCGCTTGCCTGGGTGTTGCCTCCCACCACGGGCGGCAGCATCTCGGCTGGCAGCTATGTATTTCTGGTGACGATTGCCGATGCCAGTGGCAATGAGATCTATACCTCGCCACCAATCTACTCGTACTCCAATGAGTCGGGAGTGGTGGTCCCAGCATCGGGTTCCGTGACGTTTGGTTGGCGCAAAGCCTTGCAGGCCGGTCAAACTCTGCGAATCTATGCGGCCACGCAAAGCCCGGTATACACGAACTTTCACCTCGTTGGTACTTACTCCAGCACGGGCGCGACAAGCTACACTCTGACCAGCTTCAATGGCAGCGGGTCGACCTGGGCACCGCAGTCGGTCTGCCTCAAGGTGAATGTACGGACAAGTTCGCCCCTGCCATGCGGGTCTGCGGTCACGATTTCGGCACCGGCCAACCTGATCGTCGATGGCCTGGGCAACGGCACGGCAGCAGTCTCAACCACGGCAGATAACCAGTCGGTCGTCAACGCGAGCGGGTTCCTGGCCGTCGAATCGTTCACGTTCTCCAAGACGGTGTATATCTCATACAGTCATGGTACAGACAGCAGTGATGCTGGCACACTGGCCAAGCCTTATAAAACCAAGAACTACGCTGATTCGCAGGTCAGTTCCAGTCAGAAGAATGTACGGTTCTGCTGGCTGAGGGGCGATACATGGCCTGCCGACCAATGGGTCACGGCGCACTGGGGCACGGGCTTGACCACGCCGACTCTGTTCGAGAGCTACTGGAACCCAGCCTACGGTGCTGACCCTGGTACTCGTCCCGTGCTTCAGGACTCGTCTGATCCTGGCATGAACACCAACGGTTGGTTCTGGTTTGGCCAGGGAGACACGACCAACGGTGGCCGAGCCACCTATGGAACGTGGCCTTACCAGTATTTTCGCGGACTGGCGTTCGTGCGCGACACGAGCCTGATCGCCAACGGTGATACATGGGTCACAAATAAGACTCAAGACTATGTGATCATCAGCGATTGCTTGTTCCAGAACATTTGTCTTGTGGCTGGCTATGGTTCGGCCCAGTTTATCGCCTCAATTGGCTGCATGATACACAAGTCGATCATTCATACGGCCCTGGCCAGTGCTGCTCCTGGCTCGAAGCATGTGTCGGGCATTTTCATCGCGCACTGTGGCAACTGGACGTTCAAAGACACGCTGTTTAGCCACAATGGCTGGAAAGACTTGACCGATCCCAGCAATAACGACTTCTACAATCACAATGGCTACATTTCCACGATGTCTCATGACTTGATCGTGGATGGGTGCTGGGTGTTCGATGGTTGCTTGAGTGGTATCCAGCAGCGAGGCGGGGGTGGTTGCTGGTACTCGATATTCGCAGGAAATGCCTCGCACTTCAGTGGTGGCAGCACGGTCTCACTCAAGAAGTGCGTGTTTCAAGATGCAGGTGTTTACAGTTCGGTGCTTGATGCGGCTGATAGCGACAAGCCGGAAGCCAGGATTTCGTACAATATCTTCGTAGGCAATTCCGGTGTAAACGAAAAGCGCGTAGCGATCACAAACTACGATGGCGTTAACTGGGTTCATTGGGACAGCACCAGTGCTTATGCCCACAACTGGATCGCAATCCGGCACAACACGGCAGTTGATGCTGGCTCTTACAGTTTGGGCAACAAGCTGCCGAACCAGAAAGCCCTGATTGATCACAATTTGGTGGTAAACCGACCAGGGACGGGTGTGGACTACCAGGGCACGCCGCTTCGTTCGGCACGACTCAGTTCCGGCTCGTTCGATGTGACAACCCAGGCTCAGGTCAACTACAACGCCTACCAGATCAGCACCCAGAACTCGGCATTTTACTGGCCTGACGTTTCGACCAAGAGCTTTGCAGCATGGCAGGCCAAGGGCCGTGATACCAATGGCATTGCCCTGGCAAGTACACCGGCATTCAGTCGCGGCACGTACAAGCTCGCTGGCTGGGCTCAGGACAACAGCCTGGGCTCAAGCCTAAGTTCGCTCGACTCGGCTCTCAGGGCTCGTCAGGCAGGCTCCTGGGGCGTCTGGAGCGATGCCAGCAAGTGCTATCAGGCATTCGCTGCTGCCTACACACCTACGCTGGCCTCGGTGCCTGCTATCGGAACGGCTCGCACGGCTCACTACGGTGCCGCAGACAACCGGCCAGCACCACAAGGCAGGCAAGGGGGCCGTCGTAACGTTTCACGTAACAAGAATCGATTTTTCGGTTAACCTGATCGGAGTAGTCAGAGATGCCTTTTTACAAGAACGTGGCCGGTCAGGTGGTTTCGGTTTATGCGACCGATTCGACGGGAACGGCCAAGACTGGTGATGCGGCCAACATCACGGGATACCTGTCGAAGGATGCGGCCACGCCTGTGGCGACCAGCGCGGTGCATCCCACCGAGGTCGGTGGCGGCTTCTACGTGTTCCCGCTTTCCCAGGCTGAAACCAATGCCAACATCCTGCACTGGTACGCCAGTTCCACCACGTCGGGCGTGACTGTTGAGGGTGGCTGGTATTACACGTCCGATCCGATCAGCCCGATCACCGGCAGCGTGGCTCCCACCTCGATCACGACGTTCAGCTTCGGTGCCAATACTGGACTTCAGGCAGTCGATCAGTTTTACACCGGCATGTGCCTTGTGTTCACCAGTGGCACCCTGGCTGGAGTGGCTCGACGTATCACGTCTTACGTGGGTGTGACGCGCACCTTCACGTTTGCTCGCCCCTGGCCAGCCACGCCGACTTCCGGCGACTCGTTCACCATCGTGGGTCTGATTGACCAGCCCTGATTGGAGGTCGCATGGCACTCGGCGTGAGTTCGGCGTATCGGTATTGGACTTATGGTCGCCAGCCGGCCCCTGACCCGGTGCGCCAACACATGGCCTGGGGTTTGAAGTCTTACTGGTTCACAGGTAGTCAGCCTGGATACCTGAAGTGGGCACATTCGGATCGCGATGCCTTCTACGGGACGAATCTGGGGTTCGGCATTATTCAGTTGCTCCAGAATACTGGCAAGTTCGACGAGGTGCTGCTGGTCTCCAAGCCTGAACTGTCGCGGTCCACAATGGATGGATATTCCGTGGCCATGATCGTGCCTTTACCGGCGGCTCACCAGCAGGACGGATCGCAGCAGGTGGCTACCAGGACGGTTCGGTACTCGCTGGTCCTCGAAGTGATCATGGGCGATCCCGAGAATTCGGTCGAGGAACTGGACAAGCTCGAAGGGTCAGCGATCAACGTCCTGACCAATCCTACCAACCGACGCTATGGCGGCTTTGTTTATCCCTGGACGATCCGGCTGGAACGGAACGACATGGGGAGCCGCAAGAACCCGACCAGGCAGCGGTGGCTGACCGGCCAGTTCGCTTACACCTACTACGCCAACGCTGGATTATCGGAGCGTGAACCTTGGCAACCCTGAACATGCTCGAAAAGGCACCTGAAGAGGTGCCGTTCCTGGGCCTGGTTGCAATCCTGCGGTCAGATCCCAACCTTCAGGCTGCGAACGTCAAGGTCTGGACGTTGGCTGATGGTGCCGAGTATACGCCGGTCGTCCAGCAGATCCCCGATCCTGCCCTGATGCCGGTCATTCGCGTGCGGTGCGGACCCTATCCGATGGGTCAATGGACCGAACACATGCATCGCGGTATATGGACAATTAACCTGGAGTTATTCACGGCAGGACTCGACGAAACTGACATGTTACGCCTATTTCATGCGGTACGGCATGCCCTGAAGCCCGCAGCACGTTATGGTTCTGATAGTGTGCGCGATCGCATGGACCCCCAGAACAACATCGTGCAGAGTTCCGAGTTCAAAGGTGGGACCAACGATATCGTCGCTGTCGGGCAGGGTCTTTATGCGATCCGGTCAGTAGCGACTTACAGCATGAAGATCCAGGTCAACGCAGCTTAATTCAATGTCTCCGCGCGGAGACACTTTTAAAGGAGACGCCCGATGGCCGTAGCAGGCAGTTGCGTATATGCGAAGTGGTATCTTGAAAACCAGAACTACTGGGGTACTTACCCTACTGGCGTGTCTGGCTTCTATACCATCTTCATGGAAGCTGGCGCGATGGATATGACCACCACGCCTAACCCATTCACTATCAGCACCGCAGGATGCAATTCGCTCCAGCGCAAGTTGCGGAAGTTTATCGTCCGCAAGAGCGTGGCCGGTTCGCTCAAGATCCCGATCTGGCCCAGTCTGGCCGGTTCGTTGGTGAATTTCGCCTGTACTCCTCAGCTGGTCAACGGTCGCTACCAGCTGCCTTCGTACACCGTGGACATGTTCGACGGGTTTGAAATTCGTCGGTTCAACGGGGTCCGGGTCGATCAGGCCACGTTCACGTCGGATGACTCGTCCGACATGCTCATGGGTAACTTCAGTCTGATCGCCCAGAAGGAAGATACGCCTCCTGGCTCGCTGGCGGCTCCCAATCCTGGGACCGACTTTCCAGCCACGATTCCGTACACGCACTATCACTCCAGTGGCCAGATCACCATCGGTGGTACGGTGATCAGTGGTTACAAGAGCATCTCGATCACGGTTGACAACACGCTCCACATGCCTTTCTTGGAAAGCCAGTGGATCAATCGTGCCAACCTCGTGGGACGCAATGTGAACTGGAGCGTGGTGCTTTCCAAGGAAAATACCACCTATCGCCAGGCATTCGTCAATCAGACCGCTCAGGCGAACTGCTTGCTGAAGTATGTGAACGGCTCCAACAGCTTGCAGTTCAACCTTCAGTCGGCTGACTACCTGGACAGCTACAGCGTGGATCGCGGCTGGGAAACCGACCAGTACGAAACCCTGTCGTTCACCAGCTACCTTGACCCGACTTCTGCCACGGATCTGGCTGTTACCGTGGTCTGATAAATCTCTACTGCCGTCTATATTCGCGGGGGAGTTTGGGAGCGTTGGCCAGGCCCCGGACTCCCCCGTTTTCTTTTAGTTCAGGGTGACTTCCATGTTCAGTGTCAGCTTGCATTATGACGAAGCAGCGACTCCGCTGTCTCCGATCTTGCATATCCTGGCGGCATGGAAAGATCCCGACATGACGCCACTTCTGGAACGTCTCGTGACCGTGATGTTTGAGGAAAACAGAAAAGCCAGACTGACCAAGATTGACAAGTACGGGAAAGAGCTTGAGCCAATCGTTGAGTCAACAGTCAAGAGACGTAGGCGTGCAGGCAAAGGAGACGGCCCACCGCTGATTCCAGACCGAGAGGGTTCTCGCCTCATTGCGGATGCTTCGGTGACAGCCGGGATGACAGGTCCAGATTCCGCTCAGGTTATCCTTTCCTGGCCTACAACCGAGCCCTGGCTGGTCACGCATCGCACGGTCTGTAATTCACGGAATGGTGTTCGCTTCAAGAGCGGTGCCGAGCGACCGATTCGTGACGTGGTGGGCATGCACGCTGAGTGGGTGGAAGAGATCGAAAAGGCTGTCGAAGAAGAAGTCGTAAGAATGTTCGGTGTTGACGCAGTTGTGGGCGTCAGGGGTGGTGGCGAGCCAGCAGGGTTCTTTGAGGGGATGTTGGGAATATGAGCAACCAGTTTAATCAGCAGATCGTTCTTGACATCCAGGCTCAGGGTGGAAGCATTGTCGATGCTGCAAAAGAAAAGATCGAGAACTTTGTACTGGAGCTAAACAAAGCTACAGATCAATTCAGGAACAATGCGTTAAATATTGACGATTGGATCGAAAAGGTCCAAGAATTATCAGGCGACGTATCCAAATACGCCAAGATTGTTGAAACGAGCAATAAGGCTATTGCCAAATCAGAGAAGGAGCGAGCCGAAGCAAATCGCATCCTTGCGGAGGAGGCGAAGCGTGCCGCTGATGAGCAGGAAAAGATACGCAAGGATGAGGAGAAGAAAGAGAGAGACTCTCTTAAACGCAGAGCAGAAGCATTCAAGAATGCAATAATCCAACGTGATCTTCAACGGAAAGAAGACGCCAAGAATGCGGCTGAAGCGAATCGAGTCCTTGCGGCTGAGGAGAAACGTGCAGCCGCCGATCAAGAAAAGATTCGTAAGGACCAAGAGAAGCAGGAAAAGGAATCGCTTAAACGCAGGGCAGAAGCATTTCGCAACGCGATAATACAGAGAGACCTTCAACGCAAAGAAGACGCAAAGAATGAGGCCGAAGCAAATCGCATCCTTGCGGCTGAAGCGAAGCGTGCAGCAGACGAACAGGAAAAGATACACAAGGAAGAGGAAAAGGCACGCAGGGAAGAGGAGAGGAAGGAGAAGGACTCGCTTAAACGCAGAGCGGAAGCGTTCAGGAATGCAATAATCCAACGCGACCTGGATCGCAAAGAAGAACTAAAGAGGGCAGCAGAAGCAAACCGCATCCTCGCGGATGAGGAGAAGCGTGCAGCCGAAGAACAAGAAAAGATACGCAAGGATCAAGAGAAGCAGGAAAAGGAATCGCTCAAGCGTAAGCGTGAAGCGTTCAGGAACGCGATAATCCAACGCGATCTAGACCGCAAGGAAGATGCCAAGAATGAAGCAGAAGCAAACCGCATCCTTACGGCTGAATCCAAGCGTGCCGCCGAAGAGCAAGAAAAGATCCGAAATGAAGAAGAGAAGAAAGAAAAAGAATCAAACGAGCGCAGGATTGAAGCGTTTCGCAATGCGATAATCCAGCGCGATCTGGACCGCAAGGAAGAATTGAAGAAGTCGGCTGAAGCAAGTCGCATCCTTGCGGACGAGGCAAAAAAATCTATTGACTCCGACTTAGCTAAAAACAAGTCTGATGCTCATGATGCCAATATGGCTTCTTCGGCAAGCCGTGGCGACGTTTCTGCCACATCCAAAGAATTAGATTCTGCACGTAAGGAGCTAACCGAATCGACATTGCATCTTGCGGCAGTAGAAAAAGCATATAACAGCCTGAGCATGGTGTCGCTCCAAGACATCGAAAAGAAGATCCAGCTTGAGCCAATATTGACCGAGGCGAAAGCAAGGCATGCAGCTGCCGTAATTGCCGACACGAAGGCCACCACAAACAATAATGACGCGATGGCAAATGCTGCGGTCAATGTGCGCGACGTTATTAAAAATTCGCACGACCTGGCAGCAGCAGAACAGGATGTCAAAAGAGCGTACCTGGACGCCGCAAAAGCTATTGAGGAAGACGACAAGCACAACACGGCAGCAACTGCTCATGACCGCGCATTGGCTGTTGGCGCACTGGGTACAGCTGTCGAAAAGTATAACTCGATAGCCGAAGAGCGAGAGAAACTCGAAAAGAACGCGATTGCTACAGATGACGCACAGGCAAAGTCTGCTCTCGACACGGCCACCAAAGTCAAGACCGCTTCCCAGATTGGCTCAGAAGCAATTCGTGAAGAGGAAGCTGCTGAAAAGGCAAGGCTAAAAACAAAAGAAGAGGCTGAAAAGAAAGGCTTGGAGCTTGCCAAGGAATCTTTGGAAGAACAGTCCAGGCTACGACAACAAAACGAATCCGCAGTAGCCGCTTCAGCCGGAAATGTCGCGAGAGCAGAGTCGGAACTTACAGCAGCAAAAGAAGATCGTGTCGAAAAAGAAAAGAAGCTCGTCGATACACTTCGGGCAATTACACAAGAGTCAGCCAAAGGTGCCGCAGCAGATGTCAATAAGCTAAAATCACTCGCGGACATGCGGGACAAGTTTGTTGATGATGTTGCCGATAGCGATAAGAAAGTCATCGCACTTGAAAAGAATCTAGCAACCGCACTTTCTGCCTCTGGCGTGACGTTCAAAGAGGTTGCCGATACGGTTCGTGATTATTTGAACGCTCAAAAGCAGGCAGCTAAAACCCAAAGCGAACTGATCGAAGCACAAGACAGATATAACAAGCTGCCTTCTGCGGCAAACCTAGCGAACCTTGAGGCGGCGACCAAAAGCCAGTCTGCTGCTAATATCAATCTAGGAAAAACAGAGCAGGGCTTAATTGAACTATCTAGCAGGTCTGGTGCTGGCGTCAAGGAACTTGCCGATAGTCTGATAAAGACAGGGCAGGGCATGGAGGAAGCCTCGACCCGTTCTCAGCACTTATCGCGAGCGATTTATTATTCTTCGCAGGCCGCACAGGACTTGAACTACGGCATCCTGGCGATCATGAACAACCTTCCGGGTATGACGGAAGAGTTTGCCAAAGCTGGGGGTGCCAATCACGAAGAGGCCATGAAGTGGGCCGCTGGCATCGGCTTGGTTTCATCGGCGTTCATGGCCTTGACCATGTGGGGACCGCAGATCTCCAAATTCTTCAAGAAAGTCGATCTCACTACGCTCGAAGGACAGATTGAAAGCGTTGAAACCAAGATCAAGGTTCTCAACGCCATGAATTATGTTTTTCATGTAGACAAGCGTCAGCTAAATGAGCTTGAGGTTCAGCTTAATGACCTCGAAGACCGACAAAAGCTACTGAAAGCAGCACTCGAAGAAAAAACTGTAGACGAGATGCAGGCAGAGGAGTCAGCCAAGAAGCTGCTGGCATCTAATGGAGGAGCCCAGACTGTCAAGGGTCCAAATGGCGAAGACGTTCAAATTACTGGCGCAGAAAATATCAAGCGCGTTTTAACACAGGACGAATCGCTTCTTACAGATAAGGAGAAAAGCCAGCGGTCGCAGGCAATGAAAGACGTGAAGCGACACGAAAAGTCACTTGAGAGCGCAACGCTTGAAGAAGCCGCTGGGATTGCTATTGCGCTAGAAAGAGCCCAAGGCGAAGTTAATCGCATAAATGAAGAACAGTCAAAGCGTGGCACAAAAATCATGTCTGACTACCTGGCTGCCGTTCCGGGGTCAGAGAAGACATTCACGAAAGCCCTGGAACGAAATCGTAAACCACTGGAGGCTACTGGGGTTGACGTTGCCAAGTTGAGCGGATTTGCAGGCGAGATCACCTCGGAGAACGCCAAAAAGAACCGCTATTCGGGCGATGATTTTGCGTTCGAGGAAGAGGAAAAGGTCAAAGAGGCTATTGGAAAGTTCGACAAGGCCGATCAGGAGGAAGCCAGGAAAGTGGCTGACGGTGCCAAGGAACCACTGGAAGCCCTAGACGATTTCAAGAAGGTTGTCGCCGAGCGGAAGTCTGATGCCAAGGCTGAAGCCGAAAGGGTGGCCAATGCACCCATGAAAGAAAGAGAACGCCGCATCGACCGCGCCGTGAGCAACGTGAACAGAGAAGTCAGAAAGGCAATGGATGAGAAGGCCGAAGAACTAGAGATGGCCGTAGGGAAGGGAGACCTGGACGAAGCCGGTATGGACACGGCTCGCAAAAAGATCGAAGAAGCCGCCAAAGAAAAGATCGCGGCAATCGTCAATTCCGTCAAGTCTATTAGCGACGATATCAAGCAAGACGTGATTGACAGGGTTGTGCCCGAAGCGGTGCTTCAAATTGAGACGGACCAAGTCTCTGGGAATGCCAAGCAGCGAATTGATAAAAAGGCAGATAAGGCAAAAGAAGAAGCCGAAAGCGACAAAACCAAAAAAGAAAACAAGCTAAAAGCTGAAGCCAAGCAAATCGAAAGCTCAATGGGTCGTCGCGGTCTGGATGTCAATACGCTCAAGGCCATGAGCGAAGGTGCCAATGAAAAGCAGCTTGAGGAGTATTTAGTTCCGATCATCACCAAGCACCTCAAGGAAGGTCTTGGGAAAACGGACGAAAAAGAAATAGCCGAGCTTGCTTCCAGGGTGGCTAAAGAGAGCATCAAGAATGCCAATGATTCTGTCTCTGGCCGTGGCGGCGACGTTCAGGGCGCATTGAACGAAGCGTACAACAAGCAGCCGCTGGTTAGAGAAGCGGTCGCTCAAGAGCGTAAAGCTGAAGGCGTTCAAAAGAAATTGACCGCAAAGCAGCAGAAGGCGTACAACCAGGCAAATGCTCAGTTCGAGCATCATACCGGCCAGCTGATGCAGCACTTTGGGCCAGAATTAAATGCCTACGTTGCAGGAATGAGAGCCCAAGGGATGGGTGCCGATGAGATCATGGGGCAGATGGGCAATGGGGTAGCGGGTCGCGTGATGCAGGCTGGCTACACGGAGGATCAAGCTACAGAGCTTGCGAGACGCATGCTTCAAAGGTCGATCCAGCAGAACTTCATGGGTGCCGCCGCCAAAGGCGCGGATGGCAATGCTGCTGACCAGTGGATGGGCGCGATATCAAGATCAACATCGACCATGAAGAACATTGTTCGCGCCGGAAATGCGCGTGCAATACAAGCCCAAAAACTCAAGAAAGAGCAGGAAGAAGCTGCCCGAATGGCAAGAAACTCGATCATGCAGCAACGCAGCATGAACGCCACAAATCAATGATGTTTCGCATGCGTATATTCTTGCTATAATAAACTGATACCAAAGGAAAACCATGCGATTTTCGATTTTCATCAACAACCAGCAAGTCAATCTTTCGGCAGGCGACAGCACGTTCCTGCCGAACATGCTTGAATACACGACCGATGAAAACGATACGTTTACGTTCAGCGAGACGCATATCTGCCCTCCTGGTTCGTATGCCTTTGGTATGCCTGTCACCATCAAACTGGACTCGGCATCTAATCCATGTTTTGTTGGAAAGATTGTCGATATCAGCTATGACTACTCAGAAGATGTTCAGTGGACGATAAGTTACACGGCGATGGGCCTGAAATACTGGGCCAACCTTATACCTGTGATTAGCAGTTATGATACGCCAGACTATACGTTTAACTTGCGATCAGACGACCCAAACTACAACCCATCGTTTTCCGGCCTGCAAGTTGGACAGATGTTCAAGATTGTTCTTGACAATCACATGTCGAAGCTGAACGCTGCCGGTATCTATGGATACATCCAGGCCGACCTGGATGCCATGACCATCGTGCCGCCCGATGTCATCAATATTGGTGGGCCACGTTTACTGGATGCTTTACAGGGCGTTCTGGGCTCGTGGCAATGCCGATACTGCATTCGCGTGCAATATGACACGACTACGGGCCGGAATTACCTGCGGTTCGAGAATGCGTTTAACTATGGTGTAACCACGCTGGCGTTTGGCGTGGACCCGATTGACCCGGCTCAGTTTACGTGCAAGCCAGACAGTTCTGATTGTTACGGTCGCGTGGAGTACCGTGGATACTCCAAGGCCGAGGCGGCAATCCTGTCAGTCAAGGAAGGGACTTTGGTCCCAACCTGGACAACCACCCAGCAGAACAACTGGAACTGGGACCAGTTTGCCAACCCGGCTGGCATGGTCTCGGTAGGTTCGGTTTCCAGCCTGTCTACAGTCGATTGCGTTTGCACGTCTGACAATACCCAGGAATCATGGACGGCCAATCAGTGGAACGCCAATAAAGCCTGGATCTACCTGCAATACTCCAGCGGAAGCGGATCGGGATCAATCACGTTTGCTGAATCGCGCAGGCTGAATGCTAATAATGCATTAAGCAAAGGTGGTAGCGCATTGGTCTCATGGAACGGCGATATTCCAATCGTCGGCTCCAGCTACAATCGCTACAAGATCGTGGGTACGCAGGGCACATCAGCCAACGTGTGGCGGGAATACTCGATTGCGAACAGCTACGTAGCCTCGCACCTGATGAACTCGTTTCCCCAGCCAATCCCGTGGGCTGTGGCGACCACGATGCAGCTGATCAAATATCCTGCATCGCTGATCTTTTGGACGAACGGTTCAACTGGCGGCTACTCGGAATACAACACGGCATGCGGACCCGCCTTGTTTGAAGTAGACAAGGTCAACGGCATCATCAGGTTCCGCGAGCCGACCGTCAAGCCATTCAACACACAAGACAATCTCAACAAGGGTGGATCGAACGTCACGCCTCCGTATGACGTGCGTGTGGTGGTGCCATATAGCCTGGGCTCGCTCACGGCCTCGTACCCGGCTGACACGTCTGGGACACAGAATTATTCTGGCACGTTCTACACGGCGACCGGGATTGCTCGCACGCTGACATTTAATGACGATAACTGGGTTGACCCACGCCAGGCAAGTCAGTATCAGGCCGTTTGCCAGATGCTGCAAGAGTGCTACAAAGACGTGAAGTATAATGGCTCCGTGACATACATGGGCCTTTATACCCCGGCTATTCAGCCGAGGCTTGGCTTGAACTTTTCGGTCAATGAATTTGCGGGAGCATCGCAGGATCTTGGCCTGACGGCAATCAATTGCCCAGTTCGCGTTACACGAATCGTTTGGAATAGCTCGCCAAACAGCGACAACTTCACGACGATCATGGATTTTAATAACGTCAAGCAACCAGCCACAGGAACAAGTTACTACGTCCACCCGGCGTTTGCTGCTGTCCAGGCTGGGCTCACGGCCACCAGTATTGAGCAGGCCCTTTCTTCCAACAACGGTTATGGATCAACTCTCGGCATGGACGGCGAGTTTGAAGGGCTTGGCGTGGAAGGAATGAATTTTGGTGGCCCATCGGGCGGGCTAGGCTTCGGGTTTGGGATGCCTAATGGGTTTGATGGCCCAACAGCCGAACAGAACGGGATACTCAACGATATCTTTTCCAATGATGCTGCTGGCCTGCCCATGAGGGGTCAGCAGCGTGGCCAGCCTTTGGAAGCCGCTAATCCTGCTGCTGCTATCCCTGGTCTAGGGACGGCACTTCAGGGCTTGGCTGGATTGGGCGAGGCTCAGGCTGCGAACCCTGCTTCTGCAATCCCAGGTCTAGGCACAGCCGTCAATGGCCTGGCAAGCCTTGGTGGCAATCAGGGGCAGCCATCCGCAAATCCCCAGCAGGCAGCGCAGTCCCAGCCACAGGGTAGTAGCGAATTCGTAGGTCCACCAAGGATTGGCAAAGGTCCTAATGGCGAATATGCGGTAACGCCTCCATTGAAGGCACCGTCTATCCCGCAGTTTGTCGGACCTCCAGCTCCGATTGAGGGTGGACCCAAACGTCCAAACGCCGCAGAGTCTTTTGTGGCCCAAAGGCAGAAAGCCGCCAATCCCGAAGGGGCACCGGCTGGTAAGGACTTTATTGGCCCCAAGGATACACGCAGCTACGCCCAGAAAATGATTGACAAAAAGGCTTCGCAGGAACCAACCCTGTATCCAACGGGCGGCAAGTCTCAGGATAGCTCGAACTTTGTTGGCCCTCGTGATCAGCGAAGCTATGCCCAGCAGTTGCAAGTCCGAAAGTCGAATGAGCAAGCCGAACCATCCAATCGCGTCTCGGATTCTCCAACAGGAGATCCTTACGACCAGCGAAGCTATGCTGAAAAGATGCGATCCAGAAAAGAGTCGCCAGATGACGGTGAGTGGAACGACAAGGGACGTAAGGCGGCACGCAAGATGATTGCAGGTAATGAACAAGGACCGCCCCAGGATACATCTATCTTGGAAGGAGTGCTTTCCGGTCCACGTCCTTTGTCAAGGAACGAACAGGAAGCACAGAAGCCTGTGGACTCCACTCTTCCCAAGAAGCCCAAGAAATATTTCGACAAGACACTCAAGCCAGACTATGTGCTTGATGGCCCTGACATGCCCCAAGGGGTTTCGCGGGCGTTCCCAAACCTGATTGACGACTGAGGATATAATTATGGTTGGCGACATTGAAGCTCGTCTTCGGTTCCTTGAAAAGAAAGTGGCTCGCCTGGAAGCATTGCTCCGCAGGATCACGGAGCAGTACGAGAATGCCAATACACAACTTCAGATGACAACTTCGGTCCAGCAGAGCAGCGCATCATGATTAGTGAGATCGAAGCACGCTTGCGATTTCTGGAACAGAGGTCTGATCGTCTTGCCCGATCCACAAACAGTCTGGCTGACAAGGTTGGCCAGTTCGCGCAGGATGTCATGATGACATCCAATGGCCAACAGAACGGCAAAGGCAAGAGCATCAACTTCCTGATCCGTCTGTTTGGTTGCAACGGCTTGCCGTTAGAAAATCAATACGTGGCTATTGGTATTGGTTTCCAGCCTGTGACTAGCATTCCATCGGGCATCAATTTCTACGAAAGTGAACACCCACGGTTTGTCGGCAGAACGGATCGCAGTGGGTACGTTGGATTCAAGGTGCCTTACCCCATCTGGATCGACCGTGATGGATATCCTGCCGATATCTCTACAGGTGCGTCCTATCATTTCAAACGCAATGCCGATGGCTTCTGGGTGATTGACCCGAGTCAGACAAGCAGTGTTGTTGTGGTTCCTGGCTATTACGCTCAAATCCTGAGCGACAAAACCTCAGTCTTTAATGACTATTTGTCTTCTCTGACCTATCGGATTTACTTTTCTGGTACACTGAGTCCACTTTCGGCAGTGAACACGCCAAGTCAATTTTATCTTAGCAGCTATCCTTTGGCCTCATCTCTAGTGTATCGTTCTCGGCCACGAGCGTTGCGATCCCTTAAAGTCTCGGATAACAATGGCGGTGCGACTCAGTTAGACTACTCCGGGGCTGGATGGTCGCTACGCACTGGTACAGTGTACTCAGGAACTGCAACCGTAAGTGGTACATATGCTATTTCGTGGCGAATGAGCAGGACGGCAGGAACAACCCAGAGCAACATTGAATCCACGACATTGACCGCGACGGTATCGACCATAGTGCGAAGTTCGGTTGAGCGACCTGTTGCCTATGGGACAGAGACAGGCACTGGCCTCAAAGAATATGTGGCCACCTCATCCGCGACCAATAATCCAATTCAAGTTAAATTCGATTTTTCTGCCACGGGCCTACCGGCAGTCACTGGGTTGAGCTATGTGACACTGGAAGACGTTGGGTGCCAGGATAATTTTTCCAACTATTATAAGTACTCAGTTTCTCTTGATGAGTTTGCTTATGGGCCTGGAAATTACGTTCAGATTTCTGACAGTAATATAGGCAATAATCTTGTAAACGCTTGCGTTTCGTTTGATCCTAGTTTAACCAAAGACACAAGTGTTGGTTATCCTTCCGATGGCTCGCTTTTGCATAAGCACAGCGATCTAGCTTACACGCAGGCAACGCATACGACTCTTTATTTTACTGTTGCGTCTGGATACAAGACGAACTCCACGCAGACAAATATTGTGTACTGGTATTACTTTAATATGGACTATTACAACTACCGACCTACGTTGACGATTGCAGCCTATAAGTTTAACGGATATTACACGGGAAGTTACGCAGGACGCGACCAGGATATCGTCACGGAGTCAGCTTCATCGTATGTAAGCACTGGCTATGGACAGTCGTATGAGTTTTTATTTACAGGCTCGCTTGCCAGTGATCTTGGAGTCTCTGGTGTTACTATTACGGCATCTAACTTTGATACGACTACATTGAACACGCTGCCGATCCTGATGGACCCCGTTTCAATTTCGGACAACAATCAATCAAACAAGGCTTCCCTGGCTTCGATGCATGCGGTTGGCAACAGTAACTATGGTCTAGCTGGTCCGCCCGAATTGATTCCAGAGAGGTGTTTATTTACAAGCACTATTCTTCAGGATTGTGCATCATACAATGTCGAAAAAGACAGATTTGAGATTGTCCAGGGTTATCCTGTCTACTATTACGACAATTTTAGTTCTTCAACAAAGAATGCAGGAGGTTACTATGGACCTCATCTGGACTTATTTTACTGGATGATCGGAAATCATCCGCAGTGTGCCTCTCTTAATGGCAACACATTACCCAGCGGAACGATATTGGGAAGACAGACAGCCAGTGGATATAACACTAAAATACAAGTAGGTCTTTCCTCTCCTACTTACAATTCGACCACCGAAACCGATACTTATGCTGTCACTGGTGATGCATCGACCATACTCGGTATCACCTCAGTCTCGATTTCGCATGGCAAGCGAAGTGACTACTCGATCAAGCAAAAGCAATTTACTTTCACGTCCAACAGCGAAGGTTGGACTGGCTACCCCACTTACGATGGTACGATCGGCACGATTTGGGATAGCTCGCATGGAGCCACCAACGGGTGCCTGTCTGGGTTTGCCAGCAGTACGCATGCTGCCGATGTTCCATTCTCGTTCGTTTACTCAGGCACATGGCAGAGCCTGGGGGTGCCTGCTGGTGCCCAAGTCCAGTCGATTGGCTTGAACCTCAAAGAAAACGGACGGGGCGGTGTCGTTTCCAGTACCTATGGACCGCACGTTCTTGCCGACAGCAATGGTAATACTGTGGGCACCATGCGGATGTCCGAGCAGATCCAGCCAGCCTTTCCCAATACCTGGCGACAGGTGGTTTGCTCGAACACCCTGGTCCCTACCGGGATGCAGGCATCCAACTCCAACATCAAGCTGATCCTGAATGGCGTAGCGGCTGGCGGTGACACAAGCGATACCTACGTCAGCTTCGACGATGTTACCTACACGATCTTCTACAAATGATCTTTGCGCACGACACAGCACAGGCCGCTTTCGACCTCGACGGCATTCTTTGCGAGGACCCGACTGGCGGGATCTTCGATCCGGCGAATGCCCGGCCCCTGTACGTGCCCACGCACCCGATCCAGTTGGTGATCACGGGCCGAAGCGATTCCTACCGCGACCTCACCCTGGACTGGTTCGCCAAACACGAACTCGTGGTCTACCGCCTGGTCATGCGGCCCACCGACGAATACCCAGGCTTCGAGCAGATGGCTCGCTGGAAGGCCGAGGCTTACCGTCTGAGCGGCTTGCCGCTGTACGTTGAGTCAAACATCGACCTGGCTCACGAGATCGCCAGGATGGCTTGCAGGCCGGTCCTGTGTCCTTCCGTGGAAAGCATCATCGAACCGCCGGTGCCGGTGCTGGGCATGGGCGATGCCATCGGCAGGCGAATACGGACTTGCCCCAAGCGGCTGGAACTATGCTGCGGTGCTGCCCGGTGCGTCAAGAAAGACCATGTGATCGTCTACAGGCACGACTGCCACGTTTGCCCAGACCTGCCCATCGTGGATTGACTTCGCATCACTAGATATACATGTGTACTTTCTGGCTATAATAATACGGTGGATTCTTTTCGGTGTTTTCGTAGGTTGATTGCATGTCCCAGAATACCAGTCCCAATCGGATCGCCTGGCTGCAAAGCCTGAACCAGTGTGCTGACCGGCGAGATAACCCGGTGCCGGTCGGTGGCGTGGTTTCTCGCTATCAGACGCCGAACCAGCGCATTGTAATCCGCTGCCATCTCTACGCTCACGGGGGATACGGCCAGCTGGCCGAGCGGCTGGGAATGGAGCTGGAAGCCCGAGGAATTCCGGTCGCGTATGATCCGATTTCAGTGGTCGAGGAGTTTGCTCCAGTCCAGCCGTTCATCAGGGATCGGCTGGTCTCGCTGCCGGTGGACCGCTGGGAACTGCTGCTATCGGTGCCGTCCACGCCCCTACGTGAAACCAAGAAGTCGATCTTCTTCACCATGTGGGAGTCTACCCACATGGCTGATCATGCCGTGGGCGTGTTCAATCAGTCTGAGTCTGTGATTGTGCCTTGCACGTTCAACAGGCACTGCTTCCAGCAACAAGGCGTGACGAAGCCGATCTATGTGGTGCCTTTGGGAATTGATCCCACCGAATGGCAATACCTGGGACCACCTCCGGTAGACGGCCCGACGATCTTTGCCACGGCAGCACGGCACTCGCATGGCGGCATCCGCAAGAATACGGTGGACATGGCCAGGGCGTTCTGCGAGGCGTTCCCCAAAGGCGATGAGCCAGTCGAGTTCCGTATCAAGTGCTTCACCGACTGTGCGACGTACTTATCCAGGCTCCCACGAGATCGCCGGATCAAGATCTACGATCACACGATGTCTACCGAGGAGCTAGTGGACTGGTGCCGTCAGGCGACCGTAGGAGCGTTCTGCTCGCGTGGCGAGGGCTGGGGCCTGCACATTCACCAGTTCATGGCGTTAGGCCGACCGCCGATCACCTGCCTTGGTACGGCAATGGCTGACTATTATGCGCCCGGTACATGCGTGCCTGTGGATTACGACTGGGATACCGCTCGTGATACTTACGAGGCAAAAGGCGACTGGATGGTCCCGGTTTACGAGGACATGGTCAACAAGTTTCAGTTTTCCCATCGCAACCGAGAACTGATTGCAGAGATGGCACCAAAGTCGGCAGAGCAGGCTAGACGTTTCTCATGGTCAAACACCGGGGACAAACTGATTGCAGCACTCGAAGCCACAGGAATCCTCAAGGATCTCAACTTAAAGCCAGGAAAAGCCAGTGTGTGAAATAGATGATGTCATTAACCGGCGTCTCGTCACTCTCGTCCAGCAGGGCGATACTGAGGCGACAGACGAACTTATTCGTATCAATATCCCTCTGATCAAGCATTGCGCGAAACAGGTGATGCACGGCTGGTCGAAACCCAGGCGGCAATCGCTGGCCCCTGACATGGTTCAGGAAGGCTCGATTGCTCTCTTGCTGGCATCACGTCACTTTGACCTGGCATCAGGCACGATATTCTATGTGTATGCCAAGCGGTCGATCCTGCGCAGGATGATCCGCAAGCTGCGAGGCATGCTGATTGTGCCACTGCCTGGCGATGTGAAGTCAGACACGTATCATGACCAGAGGATCGCTGCGTTTGCTCTGGAAGCTGTGGGTGCCACGGATGTGAGCCAGATTGAGACATGGGTGGAGCATTGCGAAGGATTGCAGGACGATGGCGACTTCCACCAGATCGACAATCTGGATGAACGCGAATATCTGACCGATATGCTTGACATGCTACCCATCGTGAGCCGCGAGATCATCAAGATGCGGCACGGTTGGGACGATGGCAACCCGATGCTGTTCTCGGACATTGGAGCCGAGTTTGGCGTGACGGGCAGCTGGGCCAGGGTTCTCTATCATCTGGCCAAAGACGAACTCAAGGCGATCCTCGAAGATTAGTCTCCGCGCGGAGACAACCAACATAAAATAGAACCCGCCCGGCCAAATGGTCAGGCGGGTTTTTTCGTGGGATCAAGAATCGCTGCGGTCGATTTCAAGCGAGTAGAACGCCATTCCGTTGACGACGCTGTAAAGGTGGGCAACCACCTTGATCAATCCACCGTCACTGGGTGGATGGAATGGCGGCACGTAGACAGCCAGCAATCTTGGCAGGTATTCGTGTTCCTCCGTGCTGATCGTTACGGTGGAATTTTCCAGATCGTAATGTAGGACCGAGTGATTGTCTTCCTTCTTCTCGGTTGCCGTGAGCGAGATCTGCTCACTGATTGCTTCCCTGGCAGGCTCCAGTTTGCTTGGTGCCTCACGGCAAACAATTGAGTAGTATCCGTCGATCCGCAATCGTTGAAGCTCTTTGAGGGCATACTTGCCCTGATCCAGATGGGGCTTGATCGGTTTGCGGCTACCCCAAGCATTGATCAATGATGAAAGAGCCATCTCGACTTCGATCAACGCCAGCTTGTAGTTCTGCTCCTCGCACTCTGCTATCCAGGCTTTGTCGTCAATTGTTGTCATAGATACTCCCGTCGATCCTCTCGATTGCTTCTGTCACTTCGCCCCAGCAGTCAAGGTTATCCAGAACTTCCGAGCTATCCCTGTACTTGCCTGCCACTTTCTCGAACTTGACGACAGCGTCATAAAGACGCTTGGCGTTCGCCAGAAGCGTGGCATCAAGTGGATCGGGCAAACCATCGCCTGGTCGCTTGTGTTCGATCAACAGGTCGTAGATGGCTCTCGCGCTCACACGTTCGGGCATAGCACCCTCCTGCCGTATTCGGCCATGCACATGGCTTCGACAATGCCTTCGTGTGGCTTCTTGCTTCGCGTGGAAGCACGGAAGTCAGCATAGGGCCATCGCCGGTTACAGAACGTGGCAGCATCGTTCTTGTCTTTGTTGGGGAACCCGTCCAGTACGGTTTTCTTCCACTTCTGGGGCGTGACAAACTGGTAGGGAATGCCCAGCGTAGCGACCACCCCCTGGATGATGCCCAGTGACCTGCCAAACGAAAACATGGATGAGACGCCCTGCTTGGGCATGGCATGAACATCCTCGATCACGCACAGCTTAATGATGTCGGCAATCAAGACATCGTCTTTGTACATGAGCAGGCCGCTCAGGCCCACCGGGTCAATCGTGTTCTTCTTGCCATTGGTCACGGGCATGGGATACCACGACTTGGCATTGCCTTCAGTATCCATGATGGCAACACCCCCTGAGATACCAGGGTCAATTCCTACGATCAGCTTCATGAGTTGTCATCCTCTGGGGACCAGTCGAACGCCTCGGCCTCTTCGCGTGTCATGAAGAACGAGATTCCCTGACCTTCGTCCGTGGGCGAGCTGTCAAATCCATCGGCCCTTATGACGCCCGTTACGCCATAGATTCTGCCTTGCTTGAGCGTGACGGCGTTGTCGCCGTTGTAGATTCTGATAACTGTGACTGATTCCGCGCGGCACCAGCGATTCGGGCCATTTGTCCTGTTGACAGTCTTTTGGATCACCACGAGAGCGACCACGCCATCGCGGAACGCCTTGTAGCCACGGAACGGACCTGTATCTGGAACAATTCGCTGCTTGGCTAATGCGAGCGATGCTCCTTCTGCTGTATCAAGTCCCGTTGCCCTACTGACCACGGCACCATCAAGATCGGCCTTGAACAGATTGCAGCTCGTAAGGTCAGCGTCTGACAGGTTGGCTCCCGTCAGATCCATGTGCTTCATGTTGGACCCTGTGAGGTTGCACTCATGAAAATTGGCGTAGATGGCATTTGCGCCAAACAGGTTTGCGGACTTCAGGGTCGATCCACCGAAGTCTGCGAATAAGAGCTTGGCGTCTCTCAGGTTGGAGTAACTCAGGTTGCACCCGGTCAGGTCGGCGTGGCACAGGTCCACGTTGGGTGCGTCCAGAGCGCAGAGCGTGGCTCCATGCAGATTGGCGTAGGACAGGCTGATCTCGCGGAGAGATGCGATCTCCACGGCCTGCCGAACGGTATCGGCTTCTGCAATCGTGCAGATCTCGCCGCCCATGCGGTTCCGAATTGTGTATGGCATTGGGATTTTGGCACCAGAGAAAAATTTTCGCCCAATGAATATAACGAGGCTTGACGGATCAGGCAAGTTGACGTTAACTTTATTGCAACATGACTACCACACTCACAAAGATTGTCACGAACTGCAAGCCTGGTGCTTGCCAAGAGGCTCTGATTGCCGCCAGGCGGTACGGCCTAGAGACAGGAGGCTGGTGCCTGCCGTTTTTCCGTCAAGGAGAATGGCACGACACATGGCTGGTGCCCTACGGAGTCAAAGAGATTGAAACACACAAGGATGCTTCTTGGTCTGCAAAGAAAGAAGTCACTCGACGAACAGTGAGAGATTCGGACGCAACACTGTGGATTGGGCCGATGCATGCGTCTGGTGCTTTGGTGGTTCGCACGTATGTTCATGACTACCGAAGACTTTCTTACTTGTGCCCAATAGAAAGGCCGATCTCGGACAAGTCTGCAAAGATTGCCGAGTGGATCAACAAGCATCAGATCGAGGTGCTGAATGTTTGTGCGACCGGAAACATGGCTCGGACGCACATTGAATTCACAAGGCGTCTTGTCGTTCACCTGCTCAGAAGACTTGGTTTCACGAGTCGCTATGAATACTTTGACATCGGATCACCTCGCCACTCCAGAAAGAACTGTTGGTGCAGCCAGTTTGACGGCGCGCCGGACCTGAAAATACCAGGCATCCCAAACAAGCAAACTCACCTTTGCCAAGTGTTTTCAACCGTGGATCTCGATGAGTTTCTACTGCTGAAAAAGATGGGAGCATTCGGTAGCACGCACAGCAGGAAGAGTATCAGGGACCGTGTTTCCAGAAGCGAGGTTCTCGAGTGGCCATTGCGACCATTTTTACGCTACTGGGGTGTTATTGACAAGTTCAGGGCAATTCAAGCAATACGGTGGTTAGACCAATGAAAAACGTGTCCGAGCTTGCCATCACGATGACGGCGAACAGGTTCCCACTGGTGGCTCGATGCCACCGTGAGGACTCGCCTGACAAGTCGCCTGAGACCACGCAGCAAGAGGTGGTTGCATGGCCCAATCCCGAAGGGGAGCCTGCCGACGATCCCGTTACCTTTGAATCGCTCATGCCCGGTCACATCAAGTCCATCATTTCGCTGCACTATCTCTTCGAGAACAAGTGCTTGTGCGACCTGGACTCGTACCTTGGTCATGCTCGTCCTGATGCGACCTGGAGCTTCTGGGATATCGTGGAGGACATGCTGGGGCGTAAGTCATTTGGTAACGCCGATTGCATCCTGCTGCCTCGTGACTTCTTCGATAACGCCGAAGAGTCCAGCGAACTCCAGAAGGCCAGTCAGCAGAAGACGGTTCTGGAACAGGACATCGTCTACTTCACGCATCCCAGGTTTGCGGACAAGGTGTTCCTGGTTGACCAGGCTCTTGTGGGTCAAGCGTTATGCGTTCAGCAGGCTGATACATGTCTGCGGATCATTTGTCGTGAGTCGCTCTGGAACGAATCAGCCGTGATGTCCGGGTGGATCGAAATTGGTTCGTCCGACAACCACTTCGGGATCATGGTTCCCTGGAGTAAAGGTGAACTCAAGCCAGGGGAGATCGAAAGTGCCTGATCCATTCGATCTCTTGGACGACGATGTCATTGAGTCCACCATCGAGGCGATGGAAGGTCCGTGCGATGCGCCCTGGGCTGAGTGGGGCCGGGCGTTGCTCATGAACGGCCTGGAGGCTTCCTGGCTGCGATTCAATGACCGAGCCTGGGACATCTTCGAGGCCCAGCCTGACCGACTCAAGGACTTGGAGTATGCGTTCACCCAGGCTTGGATGGAGCTGCAAGATAAGCCTCATGATCCAGGTTATGTGGCAACTCGCAAGCAACCCAAAGCATTGGTTGTTGAGCGTATCAATCGCCCGAACTGGGGCCTGACCAAATCTGGCCACATGGTGGAAATCAAGGATGGGCGTACCGAGAACGAAGAGAAGGCCGATCCTGTTGTTCTCGTGTGCGGTGAGGGTTGGCAAGCCTGGGATGCTATCCGCAAGGGTGACGTTCTGATCAGAAAGACTTCTTTGGCCAAGAAGAAGCAAGACCCATCGCAAGTGCGTGGTTTAGCAGGTGTTCCCTGATGGGCGTACTTGTGAATGTCGGATTAGCCGCTGGTTTAGTCGGCTTGATGTTTCTGTTCTTTTACCTAGTCCACTGGATCGAAGAGGGCAACCCGTGAAACTGTACGAAATCCCCAATGCGTACCGTATTCTGATGCAACAGATCGAAGAATCCGATGGCGAACTCTCGCCGGAAGTTGAGCAGTCGTTTGACGGCTTGCAAGAGAACCTGGAGACGAAGATCGACTCGATGTGCTGCCTGGTACGCGAAGCCGAGTCGGAGGCCGAATCGTTCGCGACCGAAATCAAACGTCTTCAGGCCAGGAAGAAGGTGGCTGAAAATCGCGCTGCCAGTCTCAAGGCGTACATGTCAAAAAGCCTCCAGGCGATGGAATTGGACCGCATCAAGACGCCTCGGTTTTCGGCTCGCATCCAGCAGGCCAGCAGGCCGTCCATCAAATGGACGGGAGTCGTCGAAGACATCCCATCCGAGTATCGTCGCACCAAGATCGAGTTGGATGGCGATGCGGCTTATCAGTCGTGGAAGAACAACATCCTGACTGACCAGCGTTTTGAAGTAGTGAGATCGCGTTCACTAATCATCCGCTGAGAATCCTCGCTATATCAGTGCAGGAGGTGCTAAATGGCACAAGACGAAGAGAAGAAGACTGAGACCGAGTACAAGCTGGAAAAGTTCCTGTTTATCATGCAATCTGGAGTTACGATTGCCGAGGAACTTCGCGTTGACGAGCAGGGCTCGATCATCGTGTCAGCTGAAGACGGTCAAGTCTGCAAGTGGCTTGAAACGAAGAGCGGCCTCATCAACTTCGCTGATGTGTCCGCTATCGTTCGGCCTGATGCTTCCGTGGCAATCACTGACGATCTGTTTGCGTATGACGCAGACGATGCTGAGTGATCGCTAGCTGATCTTTAATGCGGCGGCAGACGAAGCCGCCTGCATCCATGCAAATCTGATGATTCTGACCAATCACCCTATCGAGAGGAATTTACCAATGCGACGTTCTTTTTCTCCCGCAGTCGAGAGTCTTGATTCAATCGTCAGCTTGAGCGCACTGGGACATGGTCCGGTGGCCCATCACAAGCCGGTTGCTGCTCATGTGCATCATAGTGCTGTCCAGACTCCTCCACATCAGTGGACAAAGTTTTGGGGGACCGGCGACATCGTCAAAGGCTCGATGTCTGGCACGTCATTTGTGGACGGCGACTCCACCCTGATCACGGCGAAGGGCACAGTCACTGTGTTTGGTGCCTCGCATCCCGACTCCACCATTTACTTGAACGTCACCGGCAAGAGTGCGACGTTTTCGATCCAGACCGACGCCGGATGGATTTTTGGTAAAGCGGCTTATGCGCCTGAATGGACAGAATCTTCAGGATGGCATTACAACACAACGGGCGGGACAAACGAATTTGCTTCCATTAACGGCACGGGCTACCTGGGCATCTCTGGCAGTGGCAGCAACGTGTCGGTGAGTATTAACCCTCATCAGCCGACAGCCTGAGTTAACTAAAACCTCGGACGGGCGGGACTGCAACCGCCCCCGCAAGGAGCGAGAGAGTGAATCTCCAAGACACGATTGCAACAGTTCAAGAAACACCAAAAGGCACGAACTTTTCTTTAGACCGCGAGAGCTTTCTTAGCTTGCTGCAAGGCATTGTTTCTATCGACGCAGGTCGCTCCAAAGTGGCCGATGCCGCCATTGACCGGCATGAAGAGGTTACGCGACTCCGCGCTGAACTCAATCAGCTTCAAGAAGCGGTGCAGCACATCATCAAATTTGAAGGCCCCAGACTACCAGCAAGCGTAGTGTCCAAGTTGAGCGAAGCCATTAACAAGGAGACAGCATGCCAGGCTACATTGGATTGAGCGATACTCAGATCTCGGCGTTAACAGCTTTGCTTGCGTTAGTCTCTGGCTTGGGCTTGATCGGCCTTGGCTGGTTGCTTGCTCGTAGTGCCAGTGAGATGGGCAAGCCCACGCATTACGACTATGAACCAGGCTTGGAAGACCATTACGGGCGAGATCCTGTGGTGCATCATAATGGCCCCTGGCTATAAGGCATAAACGTGAACTACAAGATCATCTGCAACAAAACTCAGCTAGGCGTGATCAGCGCGGCCTTGCACACGTTGGCTCGTTCGCACATGGGTCAGTTCGCCATCGCTCTCGAAGATGCTATCGACAACACTCAGATCAAGGGCGATGCTAAGCATCAGATGAATGAAGAGTTGCGAGCGATTGGTAGAAGGTTCTCCGAGTTAGCTGGACACAACAGCCATACCAAAATGCATTCTCACGCCTGGGTGGCCTGGGACATGCATCAGGCAACAAGACAAGTACTGTGCTACACGGACCATCCTGAAGGTGGTTCAGGACGTTCGTTTGACGATCCTTTTATTCAAAGCCAAGAGCCACGCATTGAAGTGGCACCCACTGATGAGATGGCTGACCATCGGCCATCTCGTGTGCGGTTCGCTCAGGAGATCGAAGAAGCTCTCGGTACGACCGATCTGCTTGAGGCTGTCGCCAGGGTTCGCATGTGGAAATCAGCTTACGACCGGCTGACTGAACAACCAGAGAAGGAATGACTCGTGGATATACCCAAGGAGATGCTTCCATGCCCTGTGATCTACGGGGTCAAGGAGCTGGATAGGAACATCTCAGCAAGACGCTATGTTTGCCTGAGCGGCATCGACATCAACGATCCCCAGAGCATCGACTACGCAGCAGAAGAGATCGCTGCTGATTTCTACAGGTCAAGCCGCCCGACCACATTATTGCGTGAGTGGCCTCTGACTTTCACCTTGTGGGTGGGCGACAAGATCGTTGGCGTTCGCAAGGTCAGCTTATCGCTTGAGCCAAGATGCAAGGTCGAGTCAAGAGAAGAGTTTTGACTGGCGGTCAGCGACCAGTCACTGCTCGCGATAATCCTGTGGTCGCCGGTTACGCATGATCGGACTCAAGATCGTGATCGCATGAGCGGCACCACCGTACTCGATGTGATGCCAGTCCTGAGTCCCTTCCTCCAGGCCGAGCAGATGCAAGTGTGGCCTGTAGCATTCAGGAATGCCCTTCCAAGCCTCGTCGAACACAGGAATCCACTTCTTCACCGGCAGCCGATTCTCGTCCAGTAACAGCTGACAGAAATCGGCTGCGATATCTTTGCCAATCTGAAGCATCTGGTTGACGTGCGAGCTGGTATAGATGACCTCGCCTTCGCCATCACGGCGAGTCTCTGTCAACTGGCTCTTGTGTTCCTCGGTCTCATGAATTGCCCGTTCGCGTGCAGCCTGGTACTCGTCCAGTCCGTACTTGGCAATGACCTCGTTCTTGCCGCCTTCGTTGTTGTCCTCGCGGATCACGAAGTAGCCATTCTTTTTGTGCTTCAAGTCAATCCAAGGTCGGCAGTACATGGTTTGGCTCCAGTATGGATCAGTCTCCGCGCGGAGACATTGATTCTAGCATTGCCTGGCCATCAAACAATAAGAGCCACCCGGTTTTCACCAGATGGCTCTTATTGACCCAAACCCACAAGAGGACGACGCACGCGAGAGCCATGCTTCGGTGCGATTGACTCTTCCGATCAAGAGCAATCGCTTCACATCAATGATAGAAGCATCTGGCTGAACCGTCAACCTTCGCGGTCTTTCACCACCCTCTTGGTCAGTTCAGCGTCAGGGCTGGGCTTGGCATAGTTCATGGTGGTGAACACGTCTGAGTGGCCCAGGATGGCCCTGGCAGCGTCAAGGCCGTACTTGGCCCGAATCTCCGTGGCGGCATGATGACGCAGCAGGTGGGGAAACCAGATGGGTATCCCGAGCTTGATGCACGAGAACCGGATCACGCCCCGATAATTCGGTGGAGTGTAAGGTCCATTGTACTGGGTCCGAAACACCTCCTGGTCGGGCTTGCGGATGGCGATGTACTTTTTCAGTATCTCCTGGCATTTGGAGCCAAGCATCACCACCCGTTTCTTTTTTTTGTGTGTCGTCTTGTTGAATTCCGGTCTGACGGTGTAGACCCAGATTTCACCCGACATGTCGATGTCCAGCGGTCGCATGGCACAGATCTCACAGGACCGCATGCCGGTGATCATCTGGAGTTCGATCATGTCCGAGACCCGGTCGCAGACGATCTCTTGGACGGCACGGACATGCTCCAACCGAGGCGGCTCGCGCTCCGGCAGGTCGGGGGCCTTAGAGCGGCCCTCCTTCTGGCTCTCGACGACCTTGACTCTCATCCATGCGTCCACCGGCAAGTAGCCCCAGACTCCGCACCAGCGGAAGAACTGGGCAATGATCCGATGCCTGTCATTAACTGACCTGCGCACGATTCCTGATTCGATCCAGTGGTTAATGACGTTAATCATGTCGCGTGGCCCAAAGCTGTCGATCTGGGCACTGCCGTACAGTTCGACCATTCCCGCCAGGGCCTGCTCAATGTTCTTGACCTGAGACGTGACCTTGCCACGCTTCACGTAATAGGACCGGCAATGCTCCAGGTAGAGGTCAGCGACCTCGGACACGGTCTTGCCGTCAGTCTTGGTCTCAAAGACTGGCTTGCGTCCCCGTGACTCCCACTGGCCGATCAGTTCGCCGTACTTCGTCTGAGCGGCTTCCTTGTCGTGCCCAAGGTAATGGTCGAAACCTGACAGCCTGACGGTCCACTGGCCACTCGAATGCTGCCGTAAGAGGGGAACTTTCCCTTTAGTAAGCCGAGGCATTGATGTTCTCCTAAAAATGGTACCTACCACTTTTAGAATTATCATAAACATCTATTTTATAGAGTCAAACACACTTTCTACGCATCGTAGTTTCTAAAAGCACAATTATCCCTAAGTCATTTATTTACCAGTGATTGTGGATTTCATTGTTCTTGCGTACACCTATTTATTGGCAGTATTAACGTGGTAAGTTGCTATTAATGTTAACGTCAACTTTGTGCCAATTTTAGCCTTACCACCCCTTACCATTTTTGCTATCGGTGAGAAAAATAAATCGCGCATCTATACCATTGCACACTAAGAACGACATCGGTAATCTGAAAGCTCAACCTTACCTTTTTGCGTGTGAGAGAGGCGATTGCGATGCCCTCCTTCTTTGTGCAGTGTGGACAGAAAGACGAAAGCCGGGACCGAGTCCGAATCCCAATCACGTCGGAGACGTGCCTGGAGTTCACGATCTCGGATGCCCGGCTCTTCGATCCCGGCGATCAGAATAACTGGAAGATCACCGAAGATGGCAAGTACGCCATCAGTAACGTGACGGTTGTTCCTCGTCAGGACGATTTTCGCCCAGTTCCTCCGTTGCGTGTCTTCTCAGGTTCCTGAAGAGCCACCTGGCCGAGAACCGGACTTGTCAATCCCAGGATTCGATTCCGAGCCGTCATTAACCGTGACGGTTCGGGATCGTTACTGGAGACAGCTTTGGCCAAAAGGATCAGTTCCGCTTCTTGTTCAGTCAAGTCGCCACCCTTATCTGATGTCTTCGGTGGCGGGTAGATTGAGCGTCCACTGATCAGCCAGTCAATGGTCGTCCCCATGCCCTTGGCCAGATGCTCAAGCACGTAGATCGAGATCGTGAAGGTTGGCCGGTCGCCCAGGATCGCGGAGATCCGTTCCTTGCCCAGGCCGGTGACATCCGCAAAGTCTACCTGTTTCATTTTTTTGTTTTCGACATAGGCCCGAGCAACCTCGCGGATTCGGTTGCGATAAGCCGTCATATAGTCGTTTTCTTCACCGAATGCCATCGGACTCTCCTCTCAGTTTGTGGGTCAGCTTGACACGATGCCAAATCGTTGCCACAATGTTGATGTCAAGTTAACGGCAACTGACACTCACTGGGGCAATATCATGGGAGACAATCAGAAACGGACTTTTGGTCAGGTGGCCAAGGTTCTTGGCGTTGATCGAAGGCTGATCGGCCTTCTTGTGTTTTCCAGGCAGATTCCACACGAGGACTACGGAACCGTGAAGTTCCTCGCGGAAGACGCCATTGAAGAGTTGAGAGTCGTGCTGGCACCTCCTTCCAGTCGCTCTAGTTCAACTCTATCGCCAGTTAACTCTCTGGCAACTCACCAGTAAGTTAACGCCATCGTTTTCATAGTTGCAATAGTGTTCGTTTGAATAATGAGTTGCTCAAACACAACAGGAGCGAGCATGGCCACAAAGTACGAAAAACTGTTTCAGGCACTGAGCGAGCCATTTTCCGCAGAGCAGATCAAGTACAAGCCCTTGTTCGGCAAGGGCCAACGGGCAGGTGATGCTGCATACGTCGATGCGAGGTGCTACGAGAATCGCCTGGATTTGGTTCTTGGCCCTGAAAATTGGTGGACTGACTACGAGGTCCACAACAATGGCGTGATCTGCAAGTTCAGCATGAAGATGGATGATGGCAGCATCATCACCAAGAGTGGCGCGGGCCAGTATACCCAGGTAGCCGAATTCAAAGGTGGCGTGACCGACGCTTTCAAGCGAGCGGTTTCTCATGCCACAGGTATGGGCAGGCATCTCTATGATGTTGGCGTGGTGGACTATGAAGCTGGAACTGATGCGCCCGGTGCATCTCACCAGGAACCACCTCGTCAGCCTCAGCAGCAGTCCAACGGTGGCTACCAGGCACAGCCCCAGGCTCAACCTCGACCTGCTGGCCCAACTCCATCCAATTCAGGGCCTCATGCTCAGTATGGTCGCCTGCCTGCCAAGGGCGGCGCATTGTTTTACTGGGCCAAGGAAATGGACGCCAAGTTCGGTTGCGACCTGCTCAAGTATGTGGGTACGCAGGGCAAGATCTTGGGTTTCCCCCCGAAGTGGTCAGAGTGGGACGAAGGCCAGACCGCAGAGATGGTCGCCATCTGCGTTCAAAAGCTGGATGAGTTCACCGGCAATTCTTCGCCTGCGGAGCAGCCTGCTCCTGCTGTGATCTCCACGCCGGTCGTTGCTGCGGCTGGCGACTTCGCAATTAAGGCGCAGCGAGACCGTGTTCGCAAGATCGTGGCCAAAATCATCGAGACTCGCAACCAGCCTCTAGATAACGCTGCCTGCCTGGAAACGATGGACGAGATCGGCAGGATGGTTGGCCAGAGCATTCCCGATATCCAGCGTGAAGCTAACGCTGAACTTCTGACTCGTTTCATCGAGAAGGCCGAAGAGCTTCTGCACCAGGAAAGCACGATCCCATTTTGACCAGGGGGCAGTGCAATGGACCTGCCTCAAGCGGCGATTGATGCCGCCAACCGATTTCGAGCCTTGGGATTCAATCCTCTGGCCTCGTGCCCTGTCCACGGTCATCCCTGCTATCCGTTCAAGGAAGACAGGGATAACGACCAGTCGGCCAGCAAGTTTGCCAGCCTCGCTGCAAGGGAAGGCCCTTGCGGCGAGAGGCAGACGAATATCCAGATCCCGATGGGTAGAGTCGCCTCGCACATCGTTCTGGATCTCGATGGGCCAACCGCCATCAAGATCTGGAATCGCTGGCTTGACCTCGCGGGAACGCCCAACCTGAAAACTTGGGTGGTTGCCACGCCTCGCGGTGGCCAGCAGTGGTGGTTTCAGTGGTGGTGGGATGCCCCGTACCGGATCATCTGGAAGGACGAGACAGCCAAGCATGAGTTGATCGAACTGCTGGGTGACGGGCGGTTGGCAAAGATACCGCCAAGCACAAAAGAAGTGAACGGCGAGATCATACCTTACCGCTGGATCGTTGGTCCTGACGACCAGGCTGAAGCGGCTGCAATGCCGATCTGGCTGCAACACAAGGTCTTCTCGGTTCCGCCTGTCCAGTCGGAATTCAAGCCGATTGTGCAGTACGAAGGACCGAAGGTGCAGAGCGGTGGATTTTACAATCACCGTACCGTCATACAGTCGATCCCAGATCTCGATAAATTGGCTTTGGCTGAAGCGTGGGGCCTGCGAGTTGTGACACATAGCCCGAACGCTTCGAGCTTCGTGAAGTGCAAGTCGATCCGTACTGAGGATCGCAACCCGAGCGCATCGTTCAGTGTGGCGAGCGGGTATTACTCTGATCTTGGCCGAGGCGAGAAGTTAAGCCTGTTCGACCTTGGCGCGGCACTGGGCGTTTATGCGAGCTGGAAGGATGCCGTGAACGACCTGGGCCGTAAGTACAACGCACCCGAGGAGTCTGCTTTATGAGTCTGTCCCACGTTGATGTGAACGAATTGATGTCTGAACTGCCCTTGGACGACAAGGAGCGAGATGATCTGCAACGCCTGGAGTCGCTGGTCGATAGGAACTTCGAGTCGTGGCTCAGGATCTGCGATGCGATTCGTGAGATCAATGAGCGTCGATTGTATCGAGAGTCGCATCCATCCTTTGCGGAGTACATGCGGGATCGGTTCAACTTCCACAAGGCTCATGCTTACCGGCTGATCCAGGCGAGCAGGACCGTCGAGGAACTGGCCGGGCACAGCGTCACTCCCACGAGTGAGACCCAGATCCGGCCTCTGGTCTCTCTGCCACAGGAAGAGAAGATCAAGGCATGGGACAAGGCCGTCGAACTTGCTGGAGGCGAGCAACCGAGCGCAGCTATCGTCAAGAAAGCTGCCCACGGGTTACAGCAGGAGTTTTCGCGCGGAGACAGTCTAGACGAGCCGATCATTGTTGCGCCCGATGAGATTGAAGTTCTGATTCCTGGCGGTGACGACGAGCGAGCGGCAATCGCTGGCGAAGGATCGGTTTCCGATCCGGTCGAGTCTCAGGTCGAAGGCGATCCTGACGACCCTGAAGCCGACGACCAGGCGTTCCTGGCCACGCTCAAAGTGCGTGACAAACTGACGCCACGATGCCGAGTGGGGTTTGACCACGACGTTCTGGCTTACCGGCGTGCAATGGACACGTACATGCCAGAGCTTCGACGGGCTTATCTCGAAGCTGATCGGACTCGTCCAATTGGTGCCCCGTTAGGCGCGTTTGTCTCGCGGCTATTCACGTTTCACCGTATCCCCCACCCACGGGGCGGCAATAACGTGAGCGGCAACCGAGAGAGCGGCTGGCTGGCCTGCATCGACTGTTTCAACCAGCAGGAAGGTGGATCTACCGGGTACATCCGGGGAACGAAAACCAACTGCCCCAGCTGCCGTGGAAGAGGCTATACCATCCCAGGAGCTTGATTGATTGCCATGCGATCCACCCCCACAAGAGATGATGTCCAAGCCGAGATGATTGAAGCCGTTCTCAAGGAATGGCAGGAAGGCCGAAGCAAGACCATCATTCACGCAGCGACTGGCACCGGGAAGACGGTGACTGCTGCAAAGTTGGTCGATAAGATCAGGGACAATGGCAAGTGCTTGTTTATTGCAGACATGAGACGCCTTGTCGAGCAGACCGAGGATAAGTTCCACCGCTGGGGCATCGCCACAGCCGTGGAGATGGGCGACAGGCGAGCCAAGGACTCGATGGCCCTGATGGGCGGCTACGACTGCGTGATCGCCACCAGGCAGACACTAGGCTCACCCAAGAGGCTCTCGCTCTGGAGGCCAGACGAGTTTGTCTATGGCATTATTGACGAATGCCAGTCGGCTCAGGGCTCGACGATCAAGATGCTCATGAGCTACTTCAGTGGCATCAAATACTGGGTGGGCTTGTCGGCTACCCCGTATCGAGCGGATGGCAAGCCGCTGGTGCCTGACATCTTCGAGAGTATTGCCTACCACTATCCGCTCAAGGACTACCCGGATGGGAGACCGGGCGCGATCAGTAACGGCCACCTCGTGCCGGTGCGGATGGTGGAGTGCAACGTGGGTATCGACCTGCGTGGCCTCAAGAAGACAATCACGAAGTACGGCAAGGATTACAGCCAGCAGGAACTGGAAGACCGGATCTCTGGTTCCGTGGACAAGATGGCCAACGGTGCCAGGATGGAAATGAAACGCCTGGGCGTTCGCAAGGCGATCCACTTCACGCCCGATGTCAAAACGGCTTATGCGTTTGAGTCGGCATACAGTGCGATGGGCCTACGAGCCAGGGCCGTGCATGGCGAGAACCCGGACAGAGACGGAATCACCCGGCAGTTCGACGAGGACGAACTGGACGTGATTATCTCGTGCCAGTTGTTGAACGTGGGCGTAGACTTCCCCAGCTGCGACTGCGCGATCATGGGTAGGCCAACCAAGTCGCACGGCCTTGCCATGCAACAGATTGGACGGATCACACGCATTTCACCGGAGACCGGGAAAACCGTGGGGTGGGTCATCGGCTTCGCCTGGGAGTGCGACGACGAAGGACCAGTATCCACCTTGGATCTGTTCTTTGAGGACGAGCCCGATCCTCGCCTGTGCCAGATTGGTCGTGAGATCGCCAGAGGCATGAAGGGGCAGGACTTTGATCCGCTAACCATTCTGGAAATGGCGAAGAGACAGCGTGAGCGTGAGAAGGAAGACGAAGAGCGGCGTGAACGTGCCAGGGAAGCCAGAGAAAAGAAGAAGGCCGACACGGTCATGCGGCTTCAGATTGCCGCCAGGGAGCGTGCCGTATCGTATCGTCGGCGTGAGCTGGACCCGTTGGGCGTTGCCCTAGCCTCGCCCATTCAGCAGCCTGTCCACAATTATTCCCATAATGAAGTGGGTGAGAACATCAAGAATGTTCTCAAGAGCTACGGCATCCATGACACACGCAGCCTGACGCCCGACCAGGCTTTGAAGGCTGTGGAGTTCTGGGCCGACAGGGACTTCCGCAAGAGGTCCAGCTATAGCCAGGTGAAATTCCTCATGGGTCAGGGATGGAGTGAGGAACGCGCGTTGAGTCTAAGCAGGGAAGAGGCAAGGCATGCAACCAATGACAGGTTCGCCAAGTTCAGGGAGTTCAAATCCAAGTGAAGATCGTGATCAGTCGGAAGAGTCTGGAAGACGCACTCATGGCGGTTGGCCATGCCATCAACAAAAACTCGCCCAAGGTCTCGCTTCAATGCGTGTTTATGCGAGCGACCGATGGAGTGGTGGAGTTTGTGGGCACGAACAACGAGATCCTGATCAGGAAGCGAGTCGCGGCCAAGGCCGACGATGGCGTGATGCTGATCCCTCACGAGCGATTTGCTGCGGCGATCAAATCAACCAAGTCGGACTCGGATGTGACGATCCAGTACGAGCCAGAAGACGGCAAGCTCAAGGTGCAATGCGGCAAGGCTAAGTGGAGCTTCGCTACCGAAGATCCCCACACGTTCCCTGATGCCTGGAGTGAAGTTGAAGGCCAGGCATGGGTGAACGCATCTGAGTATCGAGCGGCAATCAAGCGGACAAGCTATGCCGCTGATCCGGGTTCGACAACGTATGCTCTCTCGGCCATTGCCCATATCTTCCAAGGCGAGATCCTGACCTGTCTTGGCACGGACGGCAGGCGGCTGTCGCTGCAAAAGCTGAAGCTGGCCAAGGGTGAGGTTCCAACTTTTGCCCCAGTGATGGTGCCAGCCAGTACGCTGAAGATTGTCGAGCGAATCTCGGCTGGACTGGGCGAAACCGACATGATCTCGATTGGCACCAGTCCCAACCGAGTGGCCTTTCGGTTTGGCGATGTGGAACTGGTCACAGCCTTGACTCAGGGACGATTTCCGCGCTGGGAAGACGCTATCCCTGACGATCAGCCGGTAGGCACGTTCATCGTTGAAACAGACGCCTTCAAGGCAGCACTGGATGCTTCGGCTGTCACGGCCAGCCATGACTCATCGGGCGTGGACATGGACGCAGACGAGACGGTGATGGTGGGCAACCGGAGCGAGACCGGGAATTCGGTCGTGGAAGTGGATCTGGTCTCCAGGCAGATTGACACAGCAACCACCGTGACGTTTGATCCCTGCATCATGCGTGATGTTCTGGGTTCGATGCCAGGAAAGCAGATCGAAGTCCAGTTGCGAGGGCCAAAGGGTCACATCAAGCTGGTCACGGACGATGGCTTTCTGGGTGTTGTTTGCCCGTTAACCAGGGACATCTAATTGCTTGCTCGAAATGTCGATGCCGCTACAAGCGGACTTCCTTGCGGGGAGGTCCGCTTTTTTTATTTATGTTGCCGTCAACTTTCTGTTGACTTTATCACCAACCTTGTGCTATCGTCTTTCCATCCTGACCGTGACTGTTGGAATTGCACCTCGCAGCACCACCGATGGCACAACCCCGACCTAAACTGACGCTCGACGATATCAGGTTCAGGTTTGGGGATCATTTTGGCCGTCAAGTAGCGATTGCCTGGTTTGATTTTGCGGACATGATCGAGGACTTGCAGTCTCAAGGATTCGAGTTCGATGAGATTCAATCGGTAACAAAGATCGCGATGCACGGCTTTGCTGGCAAAGCGGACGATGGGTTTCAGGAACTATCGCATTCTGCAATGGCTTTGATTGCCAACGATCTGTTTCCTGACTTCAGGAACACGTCCAGTTGACTTTGAGGCCAACTTGGGTCGATCTCGTCTGAGTCGCAAAGAAGCGGATCGGTTGATCGCAGGACAAGATCCGGCAGGCGTTTCGAGGATTGTGTTCGACCAGTCAATGGACGAGCAAAGTTCGCGGTACGCGCTGATCTTGGAAGCCAGGAAGAAGAGAGGAGAGATCAAGTCATTTCAATATGAGGCCCATGTCCTTGTGCTGTCCCGCAAGTTCAATGTGGCCTACAAGCCTGATTTTGTTGTGTTTCTGCCGAACGGCGAGGTTGAGTATCACGAATGCAAGGTGCGGCCATCAAGCCCTGGCCTTGTCAAAACGTACTGGGCGGCTGAGATTTACTCAGGCCACGCCTGGGTGATTGCCACCCCTCGCCGGTGCAACAAGAAAAAGAAGAACCCTTCGTTCGATATCAAGAGGTTTGAGGCTGTACCCAACGGCTTCAAGCACATTCACCGAGAGGACCACGAGGATGGCGACGAGAGTAAGAAAGGTTACTCGCGAAGAACGAAACCGCGAGTTGATTAGGAAGTACCAGGAGACGGGCGACCAGGAAGCTGTGACGGAGTTTGTCCAGCTGAATCGCGCTCTGGTGATGACGATCTGCAAGAAGCATGCGGCCTGGTACGAGGGGCCGTACATGCGGAACTGCATGCTGACGGACGGCGAGACAGGCTTGTGGAAGGCGATGCGTGACTTCGACTTCTCACGCAAGACATTGGTCAGCACCTACGTGTACTGGAAGGTGCGTGGCGAGATCAAGCATAACTATGCTGAGGGGATCATTCATATCCCTGAGAGTTCCGATGTTGAGATCTCGGTTCACCAGGAGGGTGAGTTTACTTCGATGGATTATTACGCATCGCAACAAACTGAAACAGATAAGCAGTCTCAGAAGCGCAGGGAGGAAGTGGAGTCGCTCCTGGCTGTGCTGGATGGCCGTGATCGGGAAATTGCTGAGATGCGATGGGGCCTGATGGGACGGCCAATTCACAGCTTACCTGAGATCGCCCAGATCTTCGGCTTCAGTCGTCAGCGAGCGGATCAGGTTTGTTCTCGTTGCCTGCACGCTCTCAAGATTGCGATGGACCGTCGTGAAAGGGGTGTAGCATGAAGTACACATTGGATGCCGAGCAGTATCGGGTTTACCGGGCGTTCAAGTACATGTACGAGTCCAGGCCCAGCGACTACCCATCTACCAGGGGCGTGGCCAGCAGGGCTTCTGTCAAGTTTGACGTAGCCGACATGCATCTGGACTATATGAGGACTGTCGGGATCATCGACGATAGCCGTGTCTATCTGCCAAGATACATGGAGGATGGTGGCAAGATTTCCTGCGGCGTGATCATCTTCAACCCGCCGAAGCTGCCGGTGCTGAGGATTCCAGGCGATCTCAGCAAGGTCGAGCAGACCGTGTTTGATGCTGCTCGCTCCTTGGCCCCGTGGGGTGGCAGGATCAAGTACGAAGAGATCCAGGGCAAGAGCCGGGTTCCGTGGGACCAGTTCAAGGAAGCAGTCGAGTCGCTGGGCCAGCGTCGAATCTGGATCTGGATCAAGCCACGGCAGATAGCCTGTAAGTACGAAACGCCAGCGATTCTGTGATCGTAAGCAAACTCAAAATTCAGCGTGCCCTGCGCGACCAGCAGGGCACGGACTTCCCACGTCCATACACGCAAAAGGATAGACGATGGCTTTCAAGTTTGAGATGGTTCCGCTTGCTAATCTTGAGCAGCACCAGACGTTCAAGTTCTGCGGACGTTGTGACGAGTGGCTTTACGATTGCTCTGGTTTGCACCTGCTGACTTATGCCGATGGCGTTGAGCCCCTATGTGGTGCGTGTGCCGACCAGGCTAACGCCATCATTCAGGATTTCATGGCGGTCTCGCCCAATGCTGTAAGAATAGCCAAAGACAAACGCAGAGGCGATGACATGGCGATAAGCCTAGTTCATGCTATCGAGAATGCTATTGTCATGCGGAACCAATCGGTCACTGGAGATCAACCGTGAATGACATGGAAGAACAGCCAGAAAAGACCGATTTTCGTTTTATTGTCTGGCGTGACGCTGTCTATCTGCGAAAAGAAGACGTGATCACGATGGTGCGATCCGTAGCCAGAGGAGAAGAGACGGACGTTAGGAACCGCCAGGAAGAACTGGCAAGCAACATCAGCAAGGTAGGCGAACACAAGGTAGGACAATCATAGGACGAGGCTAACCTCGGTTTCTTTCTAGAATACACCAGCAACATCTCTCAACCAAACGAGAAGACGCATTGAACAAGCAAGAACTGATCGGCAAGAAGGTGCCCGTGCTGGACAAGGGCTATGTCCAGCTGATTGATGTCATGGGTTCGGATTCAGACATCTGCGATGCTGCCCGTGTCAGCTACGGCAAGGGCACCAAGACAGTATCGAACGACGAGACGCTGTTGCGGTACATGATGCGGCACGGCCATACCAGTCCATTCGAGATGGCTGAACTCAAATTCAAGATCCACATCCCGATGGATGCGTGGCGGCAGTGGATCAGGCATAGAACGGCAAATGTGAACGAGATTAGCACTCGTTACAGCGAAGCCTGTGACGACATGGCTGAGACCAATCCAAACGAATGGCGTTTGCAGTCCAAGTCAAACAGGCAGGGTAGTCAAGGATATTTGACGGAATGGCCTGGAGACATTGACTATGCTGTCGAGCATATGGGATTTGATACGCCAGGGGAGTATCTCAGCTACCAGGAGTTTCGGCTTCACGACTCCATCAAGAATGTCTATCAGGCCAGATTGAGGTTGGGTGTTGCCAGGGAGCAGGCACGCAAAGACCTGCCTCTGAGCCAGTACACAACAGCCATCTGGAAGATTGATTTGCATAACCTGCTTGGGTTCACACGCAAGCGACTGTCTGCCCAGCTGGAGATCGCCCAGTATGCAAAAGCGATCTACGAATCGTTCGTTCGTCCGCTGTTCCCGATGACATATAGTGCATTTGAAGACTATGTGCTGCATGGTGTGACGCTGTCTCGCATGGAAGTCAACGCGATCCGGTCCATGCTGGAGTGCGTTTGCATGTCTTTTCCAATCCAAGATGAAGGCGTTAAGGCCATTCAGGGATTCTGCGATAGCCTGGTCGTCGGTGAGTACAGCCACACGTCATACTACAACCGGCGTGAATTGAACGAGCTTCTTGAGAAACTCCAGCGAATCCTGCCCAAGAGTATCACGCTCAAGTCCGATGGGGGAACATCCAAGTGAAGCCCATCCGTGCAGAAGATGCCTTCATCGAGACGACCACCGGCCAGACGGTGTTTCCGTTCGATCCTGATCCTGAAACGATCCAGATCGAGGATATCGTTACCTCGTTGAATCGCACATCGCGTTACCTGGGGCATGGCAGGATCTCGTTCACGGTGCTGGCCCATTCGTACTGGGTTGCCAAACTGGTGCCCGATGAGTTCAAGCTGACAGCCCTGATGCACGATGCCACTGAAGCCTACCTGGGTGACGTACCATCGCCGCTGAAAGCCACCCCGATCTTTGGGCAGTATCGTGCCGCCGAGGAAAACCTGTGGGGCGTGATCGCTCGCAAGTTCGGATGCCATGTCGAGATCCCAGAGATTGTCCATAAGGCCGACAAGGCCATGCTGTACCACGAGGCATCGGCTTTCATGCCACGGCCACTCGGACCCTGGTGGAAGAAATACAAGGTCTACGCTACAGAGTTCGACCTTCCCGACAACCTGTGGCACTACGCCGAGAACCGCTACCTGGCTCGTGAGATGTGGTGGAACATGTTTGACCGGCTCACCAACAACAAGTGGGAGAAAGTTCCTTGGTGACAATCTTGGGAGTGTGCGGTTCAACCTATGACTGCACACTCAAACGCCTGGGAAGCAAGAGGACCGGCAAAGACGAGGTCGCCAGGATCGCCTCGACGCACTTCGGGTTCACGGCACTGGGACTAGGCGACACGCTCAAGTCCTGTTTCGATGACATGGATGGCCGCGAGCGGTTCCTGTCCAAAGAACTGGACGAGAATTCCTGGTCGAAACGCAAAGGCTGGCAGATCTTTGGTACGGAAGCCAGGGAAGATGCCGGATTCAATCCCGCCTGGGTCCAGATCACGCTGATCAAAATCAATTACCTCGCCAAGTATCACCCGGTTCCACGGTCCCGGTTCATCATCCCTGATTTCCGGTTCGGGTTCGAGCAAGAGATTGTCCAGCAGTGGGCAGCGGAACGGGGCTGGGTGTTCCGCTTGATCCACGTCAAGCGGATGCTCAAGAAGGATGACCCGGCTGAGAAGTCGTTCTCGCTGTCGGACAGCCAGCATTCCAGCGAGCAGAGAACGGGCGAGCTAAATCCACATATAATACTACTGAACGACACGCCAACACTGTCCGAGTTTCACTCCAAGTCTCACAAGCTGATCGAAGAGATCGTCATCCAAACCGAGGACATAGATGCTTACTTTTAACTTTCGGAAACTCACTCCTGATGCCAAGGCTCCCACCAAGGCGAACAGCGATGACTTGGGAATCGACATTTACTCCAATCAGTACGTTGTCTTGAGTCCAGGCGATGTCACGCCGATCAAGACGGGTATTGCGATTCAAACTCCCGAGAACTATGGCCTTGTTCTCAAGACACGATCTGGCATGGCTGTCGGAGGCTTGGATGTACGTGGAGGCGTGGTCGATCCTGGCTACAGGGGTGAGATTAAGGTGATATTGGCAAACACCAGCAAGTCAGCCTACGTGGTGAATGTTGGCGACAAGATCGCGCAGGGCATCATGACCAGGGTCATCGACGTAGTCATCATGGAAGCCGAAGAACTGGACGAGTCTCCGCGCGGAGACAAAGGGTTTGGGAGCAGCGGCAAATGAGAATCAAGGACATGCTTCTGATTGTGGCCGTGGCGATTTTTATTGCCCCACTGCTGCTTGGAGAGTTTGTTTTCTTTGAGCTTCATTCCCTGTGCTTTTGGGTTTGCCGCATGTGTGTTATCGCCAGAAAGTCCATTTGCCATGCAGCCGTGCGGCTTGTGGATGCTTGGTAGGGATTGCGTTTGAGCCTGTTTTGCGTTATGATATATTGGTTACACTTGTTTATTACAAGGGCACCTTGTGATCACAGGCAAGCGGGTTCATGGTGACGATGGGCTGTGGGACATCGAGGCGACTGGACTGAGTTCCATTCCGTCTCATGTCCCATGTAAGATCACCAGCGCAACCGAGAAACGATTCGCTAGGCATGAGGCGATAGCGATTCTCTGGAGGCAGGGCTGGAGCTACCAGAAGGTGGCGATAGCCCTTGGTCTTCACCCTGGAACGGTATGCCGCAAGTTCTCCATGTTCCGCGAGATCATCAAGGAGTCCAAGCATGTCGAGACTGTCTGACATAGATCGACTCAAGGACTGCATGCGAAGGCCACGGACATCGTTCGCGTACTTTGGTGTGGACCCAGCGTGGACTCCTGAAAGGGAGCGACACACGAAGTCGCCGGTGCCAGGCAGTAACCAGGGGCTACCCAAGATCGCTCGATCCTGCAAGATTTGCGGGGGCCAGAAGGCCGAGGGCAGTGGAGACGATCCGCTGTTTGATGCCGATACCCAGATCAGCGTGTGCGCGTCTTGCATGCGGACTCCCAAGCGATATGCCAAACAGCACAAGGGTGCGATCTACGCTCCCAACGCGAAACGCCCAGGCCGTCTGGTTGCCAAGGTCGCTGGTAAGACCGACGAGGATCTGGTTGAGCGGATTAACCGCGAGGCGGCATGTTAGATGTCTTGATTGTTTTTGCGGTGTATTGCCTCGCCTGGTCGATAGACGCACGAATCAAAGACCGATCTCAATGGTAGATTCCATCAAGTTTATTCTCTATTTGATTTTGATCGCCATCATGATGCCGGTCGTCTGGCTGGTGTTGATGCTAATCTGCTCAGTGTCGGTCTGGATGACGGGGCAGCGAAGTCAATCAGAAACGCATCTCAGGGACGAAGAAATACTGCTGAGAGAGCTTCATGATTAACTTCCTTGCATTCTTTTTACTGCTCGCCGGTCAAGACCCTACCCCCAACGGGGCGATTATCTTTGCTCGCGACATTGTTCCGATACAAGCTGCGGCACCGCCCGTGATTCGCCCCATGCCCGTGTTCGACCTGCACCCGGCTCACCGGGCCACGGTAGTTCGCGTACATGATGGCGACACGGCTCTCTTTCGTTTGGACCTCGAAGCTGGCGTGAGCGTGGAAACCTGGATTCGCCTGGAAGGATTCAATTCACCCGAGCTTCACGGCCCCAATAAAGATCTTGCCGCCAAGGCCACCCAGGCTTTCACCGACCTGCTGGCCGGTGGAGAAGTCTGGGTTAAAACGACCGGCGACATGACGTTTGCTCGATATGTCGGGCGTGTTTATGTGAGGCAGCAGGACGGTACTGCATTTGATGTAAGCGTGAAGATGGCCGAACTAGGTTACGCTGTGGAGCAAGGCCAATGAGTGCGCTCGACCTGACGATGCGGAATTGCTTGAACGCCTGCATGCCAGCGGAACACCGCAAGCCGGAACCTCATTGCTTCGTGATTCCGCTTGATGCCTTTGAGGCTCGCAAGGTCGCCAAAGAGTTTGCTTCTCGCTCTAACAATGGCCCCTACTACTACGTGATGGGCCAGGTCTTTGCCAGTGTTGCTGCCCAGAAGACAAAGACTCGCATCATGGTCGATGCCATGAAGTATCTGTTCGACATGAGCAGCAAGGATCTTCATGCTCTGCGGGGCCTGCTCCTTGATACAGAAACCGGCTGTTTCGACGTGACCGACGAATACCTTAACGGGGACCAGCTCACATGGGTCGTTTCCTGGGCCTGACCTTTGGCCTTTTCCTATCCGTTGCTGCCCTGGCAGATGCCACCATCGAGGGGGCGTCGGCCTCGCCGCCTTACCGGCTGATCCGGTCCAGCGTGTCTGGCATGGAGGCAACCGATACGGAGTGGGAGATTATCAGCCTGACAAACCCGGCGTTTGCCGTGGATGTGCAGGAACTCAATGCGACCGGGTCTGAAGCGGTCTGGACTGCCCCTCCTGGCCAGTATCGTGTGACGGCATGGATTGTGGCTGGGACCAAGCTCAGTCGCGCCATGAAGCTCGTGGCGGTGCGTGAGGATGCGTTCCCGGTTCCACCGACTCCTCCACCGGCACCGAACCCGAACCCACCGGCACCGAACCCCAATCCTGCCCCTACGCCAACGCCTCCTACGCCGGTTGTTCCACCGGCTCCATCCAAGTGGGGGTTCCGTGAGATCGCTGCCCAGGCTGTTCTGGATAACAACCTGACCACTGACCAGCGCATGGCTTTGGGCGAGTGCTTGAAAGCGTTGGGCGACAATGGCGTGGCAGGCCAGTACGGATCGGTCAAGGAATTCATGGATGCGCATGCCGCTGCGCTCCATCAGATCCCTGACTGGGACAAGTTCGCCAAGAACGTGATGAATGCCATCCAGCCTCGGATCTCCGAGCTGTGGAAGACCAAGGCGAACCAAGACCCGAAAATCTTTGGGGAGTGGTGGCTGGAACTCGCGGAGGGAATCCATCCATGAGCGTTGATCAGTTTTTCGGCTGGGTGCCGATGCCCGATGAGTCGGAGCGAATCGCTGCTGCCCAGCCGATTCCGAGCATGGCCGATGTGACCTGGCTGAAGGACTACGGCAAAGGTAAGACGGTTTTACTTTACCAGTGCCTGGAGAAAGCCACCGGCAAGCCGTTCCCCGTGCGCGATCAAGGCAAGGCTGGGACATGCGTCAGCCAGGGTGCGGCGGCTGCGATGGACTGCCTGATCGGCGTTCAGATTATCATGGGCAATGAAAATATTCGCTGGGATGCCGAGTCGGCTACTGAGCCGATCTACGGTGGCTCTCGCGTGGAGGTCGGTGGTGGCAGGCTGTGGGGCGATGGAAGCGTAGGAGCCTGGGCTGCGCAGTGGCTGACTGAATGGGGCAACATTCAGCGTGGCAAGTATGGCAATTACGATCTCTCGCAGTATTCGATCCCGATTTCCAAGGACTGGGGCCGTCACGGGGTTCCCGACGACCTGGAGACGACGATCAAGCAATACCCGGTCAAGGCGTTCACAAAGATCGGTGGTTATACCGAGGCCAGGGATGCCTTAGCTTCTGGGTATCCGATTTCCGTCGCCTCGAATCAAGGGTTTACATACAAGCGGGATAAGGATGGCTTCTCTACCCCAAGTGGCCGATGGGGGCACCAGATGGCCGTGCTTGGCGTTTGTGATGATCCTAAACGGCCTGGCGTGCTAATCTGCAACTCGTGGAACACGTATCTTCAGGGCTCGCCCAAAGGCCAGTTCAACATCCCTGACAACATGTTTTTTGTTGACGCCGAGGTGTTTGACCGGATGGCCGGTCAAGGCGACACATTTGCATTTGCTCATGCTGTTGGCCTTCCGGCACCAGCAGACAATTTCAACTTTCCTCTTTTCTGATAGGAGTTAGCGTGTCTTACCGTTCCGACAAATACCCCGATAGTCTTGACTTCTCGGCCTTGAACGACTTGATCAAGGGCGATGTTCCCACCAAGGCCAAGGCCGAGTATCACGTTCAGGGCTTCCTATTCGGCAGGATTCTGGGCGAGCCTGCACCGGCTGTTGCCGGTGCTTCGCTTGACGATGATACGACCGAGTTTGCCGTGGCTCCGGTTGTGATTCATGAGTCTGAAGTGGATGCGGCTGTCCCGTTCACTGAAGACGAACTGAAGCTGGCCGACCATGTTGTGGGCGATCCGATCACTGATGTGATCATCATTGTTCGCATTGTGGCCACACTCAGGAAGTATGCACCGGCGTTCTACAACTTCATTCGCCAATACATCGTGGCCAAGTAATATTGGTCGATACTTTCGTGCCGCTGAAGGCGGAGCTTCAGCGGTATCTTTTCACTTGAAGGAGTGCTTATGTTTTCTTTCGTCGTCTGTACGGCTCTCGTGTCGCAGTGTGGCCGTGCTTCTGCTGCCAAGGCACCTGAGAAGCCGGTAGCTCCGGTTCATGTGGTCGTCGTTAATGCACCGGCCTGTCAGCCTGTTGTGGCTTGTACCGCAGGTAAGCCTGTGGCGGCTGGCCCATGTTGCCGAAGTGGCAAGGGTAAGGGCCGTCTGTTCGCTGATATCAAGGGTTGCTGCAAGTAACCGAAGGAGTTCTCGATGTCTGTTCTTTCTGAAAAAGAAGCTCAGTTGGCAACCGTGGTCAGTGCCGCTATCGCTTTGATTAGCGATCTGCGAGCGAAGAACACCGAGTTGCAGTCCAAGGTGGGAGTTGAGCCCACGGCTGACGAGATTGCCGCAATCGACTCGATTGTGAGCCAGCTCTCGGCGGCTGTCGCGCCACCTGCCGAACCTACTGCCTGATATGCCCTCTCAGGCCCAAGGATGGGCCTTCTTTTTTTTGGACCCAAGCTCATGCCCAATAGTGTCGATTATTTTGATCTGACGGACGGCAGGCGAATCTTTGTTATCACCAACGATGATGGAACCCGAGCCTACTGCGCGGACCATGATGGCGAGCAAGTTGTTGTCTGGCGAACGAATGTATTTGATCCACCTGTGTTGATGGCTTGCCTGCTGCACGAGTCGCTGCAACCACAGGAAAGCGAAGAGCAGGACGAAGACGGTTCGCTTCAAGATCAAGCCGAGAAGATCATCGAGGAAGCTCGCCAGAGCATCTCGAATGCTGCCCAGCCTGTTGAGCCTGGTTACTGGCTCCAGGGCCTGAGCTACCACGATGCGATCCAGGTGCTGATCGACATGGATTACCGGATCATTGGCGAGAGCCAGGAATTTTCGGGCGACAAACAGGCGAGGCTAACACTGGGCAAAGACGGCAACGTCGTCTCGGCTGAATTCAGCTCGCATTAACCGTTACGCCACATGGGATTGTCTTTGAACCAGGGTCTGGGTGCCTTGGGTTGCGCTTTGGCCTGGGTGCCAAGGACAGCCGGTGCCTTGACCCTGGTTTGCGTAATGGCGTTGAGCCCAGCTTTCCAGAATTCTTCGGCTTCTTCGTCGGTCAACATCAGGTTGGCGATCCGGTCGATCAGGTTCGATACCGCCAGGGACCGGCATTCAGGGCAATACGGGTCATTACACTTCACGTCATGGCTTCCTGCTCGTTGACTTGGTTTATCTGAGGGTGTAGAATACATCTGCACATCTCTCCTCTCGGTTTCAGGCTCGTAGCCTGGGGTTGTGCCGCCCGGCAGGTGGTCAGACCTGCCGGGCACTTTTATGCGCTCACGGCAATCTTGGGAGCCCCAAGTCAATACCCGATGAGCTAAAACGATATTGGCCTTCTTCTGACTCCGTGCCCTCTTCAGCCTGGTCGGTGCCGATCATCGCCTTGGGCCGTCTGCCTGGTCGCTTCTTCCAGAACGAGTGTGGCGACGGTGCAACCACAGGCCGTTCATCGGCCAACATGCCTGGATTCTCGGCCAGTGCGATATAGGGGCCAGCCAGGGCCACGAAGGCATCCCAGCCGTGATCGTGATAGCGCACGGTGGGTCCGTTGCGGATCGCGTTCCGGTATTCGCCGGTTTCCTCGCAGTGTTCGGCAATCGAAAAAACAGCGTAGATGCCGCCTTTGTCCCTGCTGTTCTCACCTTTGCGGATATTGAATCCGAGTAACTTCCGCTTGACCTCGATCCACTCCATCTCAATCCTCCCATGCCAAAACAAAGTTGCCACCAAGTATTTTAGCTCCTGGTGGCAACCTGTTCATCATTTCTTGGCATCGGTCACTGGGTTCGAGGTTTTCATCGAGAGTTCGGCAACTACCTTGTCTTCAGCGTCTGGGTGGCCTTCGTACCGGATGGCCACTGTCGTCTCCCAGCGTGGCCTCTGCGGGGCCGTCTGACATCCAGCGGTAAAACATGCAGCCAGAGTCAGAAACGCCAGGGTAAGCCTACTGTGGCCTTGTGTCGCGTGCATCCTGCAATCCTCTCGGTTAGTGCCGGGTCAGCGGCATAGTTGATGTCAACCTTACACTAACATATCGGAGTTCTTGCGAGGCAAGCCCAGATTTTCTCGCACGATCTGGCGAAGCATCCAGTCTGGAATGAGGTGGCCGATGACGCCATCTTCGTTGTGGACGGTCACGGTCGATCCGTCGATGCCGATCTTGTCAAAGTAGACAGCTGGCTCTTTGCTGAATTGCTCCTGTGTAACGTGAACGTGTTCGACGTATACGCTGCCCATCGGCTCTTGCTTCTCTGCGTCTGGTGCCGCAGGCAAGGGCATCCAGTATTCGATGTCGCCAAGCTCGCGCCTGCCTGACATCCACCGTGGGTCCAAGCCCTCTCTCTTCTCAACAAATGCGACGAACTGTTCTCGCTGATTGTTGATTGCAAGCACATCGTCCGAGACCAGCACGCGAGGGTGGCCTATGGCTTCGCTTAGTGATGGCAAGATCAGGGCTGGGGTCCAGTTCATGGTTTGTCCTTTTCTGGCAAGGGTGGTAGTGGCATCCAGTGTGTGACAGTTCCTTCATTCAGAATCCATCCTTCGGAGCATGTTGTTCGCCAGCGAGTCCCGTAATATTCGTCCGACTGCATGTAGGCGACAAAAATTTTTCCCCACTTGTCTACAGCCAAAACATCGTCCGATGTCAGCGTATCAAGCAGGTTCTCATCTTTGTGCAGTGGAGGCGGCTGCGAAGCTGGAGTCCATATCATTGGCGTTGCTCCTCATTTTGTTGAGCCACACTTGTCTCGAATGCTTGTCTTGCTGAAGACTCAAAGACTTCCCAGGCTCGTGTTCCCGGCTTGAGCCCAAAGCGAATCAAATGCTTGCATTCGCAGTCGTGAAGCATTTGATCCAAGGTTGGCCGGTTCTTGATGAGGCTTCGCATCCTGATTTCTGCCAGCGTGAAGCCCAAAGCCTTGCCAATCCTGGCTGGGCTTTGGGGTGCTGTCGCTGAGATGAAATCGAATACATGCTCATATTCGGAAAGTTCTTTCAAGATCCTCAGAATATGTTCTGCGTGGCCGTATCTGTCCATTCTGTCGTTGTAAACGTGGACCCATCGAAGGTCTCCTGGGTGGCTATAGGTGATACCGTTAGCCGTGGCCCCAAGGTCAACCTCGTCGGTCACAACGAATCCAGAGGGGTTGGACTCAGAGCGAGACCAACCTAAGCGGTCGAGTTCAGACTTGATCGCTGCAAGACATGCGTTCAACGTAAATTCTCCGTGCTGTTTTGATCCCAAAAAATCCCGAAGGGGGGGGTATGGAGCCTGTTCAGACCAGGCTCCCGTGTTAGCTCAGGACAGCTTGCGACCGGACACGAAGATCGTCTGGCGATCATGATCGACCGTGACTTCGTCTTCGCTCTTCCAGCCCGTGAGTCCGTTAATAGCTTCCCAACATTCGGCCACGACCGAGTGGCTGTCGGTACTTCCCGTGATCATAGGCCCATCGGGTGACATGACGTGAATGATCTGGCGCGGAATGCTGTCGGGATTCGACACAACGTAACCGCCAGGGCCGTTGTCGATGCAAAGCGAGATACGCTCGTCCTCTTCTTTGGGTTCCTGGTACTCATCGTCCACGACCTTCTGGCCTTCGGGCGTGACTTCCAGGGACCAGTTCTCCTCGCTGTACTCCAGGCCAGTGGCCTCGTGGACTGGCTTATGAATCTTGATCCATCCAACCCACTCCAGGCTCTCCAGTACGTCTCTGGTGTAGTTCGTGGTGAAGTGAACACCGGCATGGTCCTTCGTTGTGATAACCCCCAGGATCTGCACGAGTTCCTGGCGACGAGCGGCTAGGTAGTCCGAATCCTGCTGGATATCGTCCAGGCCGGTCCCATATTCGTCGTCGGGCGATGCTGCCTTGAGTGCGTTCAGGATCTTGTCAGCATCATCAACGAACCGGATGTGATCGTCGTACAGCACGACGAAGTTTGGTGGCAATGTGCCTACCATTTCTTCGTAGTCGGTGATAACGAACCCGGACACGTTGGTCTCGGACCCGTTCCAGTCAAGCCGCTCAAGTTCCGCTTCGATTGCTTTGATCATCTTGCTGCTGGCCATTGTCAAATCTCCTTGGTAAATCGACTTCAAAAAATTACGTCGGGGGGGGTCTTGTTAGAGTCCGGTGATGAACGTGATTGAGTAGGGCACGCCGGTACGGACGGCCTTGAGCCTGGAGAGCAAGATCCTGGCGTCTTGTGTCGCCTGGTCTTGCAGGCCAAGAACCTGCACCTTGCCGTGACTGAGTGGCACAACCGCCAGACCATCGGGGTTGCCGGTGGTCCTGCTCCAACCCAGCCTGTCTAGTTCAGCCTGGATATCCAAGATCAGCAGGCCAGCCGTGAACATCCTGGCGGCAAGCCTCTCGGCCTCGAACCACTCAGGATCGGTGGGCTTGAGCCCCAGGGCCGTCAGAGGCTCGCTGTTGGCCTGGTCGAGTCCCGGCCAGGAAACGTACAGGTCACGCTCCAGAATCTCGTGAGCGAGGTCTGAGCCGATCTCCTCGGCTATGGATCGTATTGCGTTGAAGTCGGGCAGGATTCGGGTCTGAGCAATCATGGGTTGGGCCTCGTTGTGGGTTGGGAAAATCACTGGGTGGGTGGTATGGCGCGAAGGCCAGAAAGCCAGCCGTTGCTTGTTAGCCAGTTGGATCGGATGTTTTGGTTCCAGTGATCCGGCATGACATAGTATGCAGAATGTCCACCTTTATCTCGCATGAGCGTTCTGGCTACGGCCTCGGCATCGCATGGGCCAGCAACCATGATTTCCCAACGACCGATCAGAGGCGTTTGCATTGTGGCGTGATCAAGCGGTGCCCACACAGTGATCTCGGCTTTTAGTTTGGGTTTCATCCATACAACTGGCCCGTTCATGAAATCGACGTAGTAGTCATCCAGGTGATACAGCGACCGATGGTGAAAGTGAGTAGGGCTAATCGTCAAAGATACGTTGCCACGTTCGTTCGGTGACGTAGCGTGAATCTGCGATAGCTCGGACCATTCTTTCAGAGTCATGATATTATCCTCTCGGTTGCTGCCGGTCAGGGCAGGGCGATTCAAAAAATCTTGAGCGGGGTTAAAAGTGAGCCGCCACATAATTTGAGGCGGCTTGCATTCCGTATTAGGCAAGCACCGGCATGGCTGGCTTGACGCCCGCCTTCTTAGCCATTCGCACCAGCTTGGCTACACGGCTAGCGTCGAATGGCTGGCCGCTTGCAGTGAGGGAACCGTAGTTTTCAGCCAGGAACTCACCGATCTCACTCAGTGGCATGCCGTCCTCACGCAGACCGAGGACAACCGGCAGAATGTCAGCGTTGCGCTTGACAGCCTTATTAGAGATGGCCTCAGATGCGGCCTTGCGACCAGCGGCACGATCAGAGTCAGTGAGACGAGGCGCACCCTCACGGGCGGCACCGAGCTTAACACCACGTTTCTTGAGGACTCCGAGCGCAGCTCTGGTTCGCTCCTGAATCACCTTAGCTTCAAACTCAGCGAATGCAGCAAGCATCGTGAGCATGATCTGACCAACGGGGCCTGGCGGCACGTCTGGCAGGTCAAGAAAGACCACGTTGGTGCCAGAGTCGCGGATCTCACAGAACAGCTTCATATCACGGGCGATACGGTCGAGCTTGGCGACCACAAGTGTAGACTTGGTTCGACGTGCATAAGCCAGGGCAGTACGAAGCACGACACGATCTTTGGTGCCTGTCTCGACCTCGACAAACGGGTCACGGACAATCTCACCAGACTTGGATTCAGCGTACTTCTTAACGGCCTCGACCTGAGCTTCCAGGCCCAGGCCGCTGTCACCCTGGCGTTTGCTGCTCACACGGACGTAGGGCACATATTTCTGCATCTCATGTTCCTCTCGGGTTTAGAGTCGAAGGCGTTCAGGTCAGTGTTTGCTCTCGACAAGATCTAATATACGAAACGTAGCACACAAAATCAATTGGCAACCGGAATTATTTTCTGATTGCATTTTTTCTCTGGATTTTACATATCTCCGAATGGCCGAGTAAGGCGTTCGGCGGCAATCCTGATGATAGCCGCAACTATTCGGTTGCCGTATTGTTGACAGTAATCTTCCCATGACTTTAATTCGCCTATGGTGATCCTGACAGACGCGCCTGTCATAACGTCTTCATGGTGCTGACGTTCCTCGTGAAGCTCGTCTTCTGAGATCACCAGACCAGATTCGACTAAGCCGTTCATAGCGTGACGAACCATCGCGGAAACGCTATTGAAACCGAGCTTGCGACTGACTTCTTTCCAGGCTTCGAGGCGTTTTGTCTCGACTCGAAAGTGCAGATTTTTCATATCTTTGTCAAGCCTGGGACGGCCTCGTGGCCGTTTGGGCTTATGGTCGGCTTCTTTGGCCTTGCGGGGCGGCTTGAACGACTTGCCGGTCGTTACGAGGTATCGCTGGATCACGGCTTGCTCGTACTCGCGTAGGGCTTGCGAGGCCAACGAGTCGCTGGGGAACTCATCTTCGTTGGACAATGAAGAGATCAGCTTTTCCAGCTTGCCGTCTGGGACAGCGAACGGTGCGATTGCCTTGAATTCTTTGCAGGCAGATTCGACTTCGTGATCGGTTGGCGTGTCTCGCATGAGGACACGCTCTATCACTTGGGTGATCGGCGTCATGGCGGTTGTGGTCGTTTTCAGCAATGGTTCCGGTGCGATGGATGCAACGGTCATTTTATCGGCCCTTTCGTGTCTTGTGAATCGGCTGGCTGAAAGAGATATCTGTCTGACAGAACTGTGAAGCCCTGATTGTGCAAAGCTAAGATATGCTTGCAGGGGTCAGCTTTATTGCCCTCGCGGCGGTAGGCGAAGTCCTCGCAATCGCATATCCAACCGCACCATTGGTTGTCGTCTTGATCAACCCGGTGGGACCGTTCGCCGTAAGAGAGGATAAACCTACTGCTGATCTTTTCCAAGCGGTAGGTTCGACCTCGAATTTTAATCTGGGAAATCATGGGGCGGGGGTGGTTGGTTGCTGGCCGGTGTTTTCTTGATTGAGTGGCATTACATTATGCTTGGTTTCGATCACGTTATTCACGAGGCCGTTCACCGCGAACCGGACCATAGCGGAAAGCGACTCGTATTTCAATATATCGCACGCATCATTCCAGGCCGTCAGCTCGGATTGCGTTAGCTTCATGTTGAAGCGTGCCATTGGCTCGGAGTTTTTTGGACGGCCTCGCGCCCTACGCTGGCGTTCCTCACCGGTCAGTGGCTTGGTGGTCTTAGCCGACTTGATCAATTTGAGCTTGTCGTACTCGGCTTTAGCGTTTCGGAGTGTGACTTCATCGACTCGCTTGCCGGAAAAGAGGCGGTCGAGAATTTCTGGAATGGATGCGTTACGATCTTTGAGTCGTGGCGACTTGAAGGCCATTGTGATTTTCCTTGATTGCTGGCGAACGGTTCAGGAACGGGCGACAGTGATTCCCAAAAATCACTGAGAGGGTTGAGACTTTGAAAGCTGGCGAAGCGGCCATGTATCGGGGACGCATGCCTCGTCATAGTCGGTAGGGATATTGCCGCCAATGAACAGCCAGGCTTCATCAAACGTCATGCCGGTTGCCATTAACGCGCTAACGCAACCAACGATGATGCCTCGACCGTATGCTTGGTTTCTTTCGATGCTATGCTTGCAGCCACTCGCAATGCTTCCAGTGCAATTTTTGGACGCATTGTACAATGCGTTTTTGAGTGCTACCGGCATTTTCAGCGGCTTGACTTTCTTAACTCTTGCCATCGTCGTATCCTTTCGTATTGTGTGAACCCGGATTAAAAAATCTTGCGGTGGGGTTATTGAGTCGCTGCCGATATTAGCAAACATAAATCTTGCTATCGTCACCCACGTACAGGTTGCACTCGCCAAACGCCTTGCACGACCGGGTGAGAATATCGCCGGTAATACCGGGCCAGCCGCCGTCCCAGAAGCCAGCTCCGTGACCGTTGCGGGTCAGCCAGAAGTCGTGGCCGATCATTTCTTCAGTCGAGTACTTGGTGAACCAGTTAGGGTAAAGTTCGTCAAAAGTCTCAAGGATCACCTTATTGTCTCTGAGGAACCTGGCACAATCCTTGCGCATCGCTTCCAGGGCTTCTGGGGAAAGATCAGACGGCCCATAGTTATCGTCAAGCGGGTTGCCGCCACGTTCGTCTGATTCGTCGGTGGTAGTCCATAATGCGCACTCGATATAGGAATCAAGTACCGCTTCAAGAATCGTGTCTGTCATGATCGTGGTCCTCTCGTTTGGGAATGGCCGGGTCAGCGGCTTAGTCAATCTCGAAAAATCGTGTCCGGGGGTGTTTCGCGTAGCTAGAGCTTTATGCCAGGCCCAGTTCCTTGTAGAGTTGCTGGTGGTTCAGAAAGAAAACGATGGCCATCAAACTAGAGATATGCTTGAAATCGACTTTGGTTCCATCCTCGTCAATAGTCCATGCTTTAAGCTGGTAGAACGTGACTGGGCCAGGCCCACCAGTGACTTCGATACGAACGTCTGCGTAATTTTTGCATAGCGTTGACATATGCCATTTAACACGAACCACGTCGTCACAGACACGCCTAACAGGTGGTGCAAGTCTGACTTCACCGTTGACTGTCACAACGTGATAGTCGCGGCGTCCCAGTCCGTCACGACTTTTCAGGAATCTACGCGCAAGTGATGGCGTTACCTTTCCAGGGACTACGTTTCCCTCTCTAATGTCAACCCAGCTAAAAGATAGGGCACCGTCACCTGGCGCGTAACAGTGAAGTTCTAAGCCGTTGCGAGTGATAGGCATGATCAATATCCTCTCGGTTGTTTGTCTCCGCGCGGAGACAGCTCAGTCTCAAAAATCGTGTCCGGGGGTCAGTACCGGAAACGCCGGGTTTAGAATCAGTTTGCTTGCCGAAATTAACTCAGAACTTGAACACGTCAACTTTGGCAAGATCGACTCCGCTTGGTTGGCCAGATGGCTGACAGAAGACCGTCGAAGCTACTAGCTCCGCTTCGGAACCAGTAACGCGAGTAACGGCCCAACCGTAATAGGAACTTTCATCGACAACGGCCACCATAGCGACTCGGTTGTTTTTGGCCACCATGAGGACCGCGCGATTAGCGCGAGGTGCATACAGAACATACGTGCCATCAGCGGCGGCAGTGGCCGAATTCAGTAGCTTGCTGGCATCCATCGTATTGGCTCCCAAAAATCTATGGCTGGGGGGTGATACATAAGAGGGTTAGGTCAGAACGATTCTAGGCGGTAGATAGTGAAGCCGATACGCTTGATAGCGATACGGCACGATTCCTTGCACGCCTCAATCACCAAGCGGTCGAAACGGCTTGACGGGAACCCGGACATACGGGGCAGGTCACAGAAGTGGACTGGCGGCATATAGCCAAGGGCGATGAACGACTTGCAGATTTCGATTGAGAAGTCCATCCCGCCGCCAGTTAAGGCCAGTCCGTAAGTATCGGTATCCAGGCGGTGAATCAAGGTCGTACTAACAAGATTGTTGACTTTGCCCCTAATCCTATCGGCGTCACCGCTTGGCAGCGGGTAGATATAGTTCATGACTGGGAAGTTGTAGTCGCTGTTAGACAGCACTTCTGAAGCCAGGTAGCGAAGCTCGGTGCAGTGCTTGCTATCTTCGTCAGTATGGTCGATCAGCCTGGCGTCAAGGGCCTTGATAAGACCTTCAGGCGTGTCGGACGATTCAAGTTCCTCAGTAGCATCATCAGGCATGAGGGCTTCAAGGTCGTGGAAGTAGCGGGTCAGCTCACTGTCATAGTCGCGGCCATTATCGTCAAGGAACCGCTTGCAATCCTCAGCGGTCCAGTCTTCCGGGTATTCTTGGACGATATCCCACGTTTCACCGTAGCCCGTGCTGAAATCGAATTCAACGGGCTTGCTATCAATCGTGTCGCCAGACAAGTCTTCGATCTTAGGCAGATTCATCATCGGTCAATCCTCTCGGGTAATGCCGGTCAGAGCAGTGTAAAGAAACTCAAAAAATCACGAAGCGGGGTAAGTGGTTGCGGGTGCGGTATGGGCGTTAGCCTAGTCTCATACCGTACTCGGTGAACGTGTAATCGTTGGCCTCAGCCATACCAATGCATGCTTCGTCGCTCATGAGGTAGTCGTAGGAACTTTCAAGGTCACGGTAGATTGCGCGGCACAGTCTGACGCGAAACCAGTCAAGGTCTTGCTTGAACTCTTCAAGGCGAGTCTTGAAGGCGGTCTTGCGGGTATTGCTCGACTCATGAGCGTCAACGGTCAATTCTACCGTTTTCTCGTGACAGTAACGTGACGTGCCGCGCTCGATTGCCATCTCAATGAAGCCACCGTCACACAATTTGGCAAGCCGGGACACGAACGGCTTATAGTTGCGAATGGTCAAGAGAAACTCAGTCACGTCACTACGATCAGGCATCAGGTTGCTTTTTGCTTCCGCGATGGCAACGGCCAGTTTCTCGAAGTCGATGGAGTTGCAAGTGAAGCAAGCCCCGTCACCCTGGCTACCGAAACCACTGAAGAAAATTCTGGGGGCGGTGAAGCCGATTCGCTTCAGGTTGTAAGTCCAGTCTGCAATGATTTCTTCGTGCCAGTAATTGCCATCGGCTTGACCCTCTCGCACCCATTCAAGTGCTTTCTCGTAAGCCTTGCGCTGGGCCTTGCTTGCATCTTTGGCGTCAGCCATCGACTTCAGTTCGGCCAGCGTGTAAACCTTAATCTCGATTGACTTGGGCATCCTTGATATCCTCTCGTGTTTCAGGTCGTTTATTCACTCGACTTACATAATGTACCACGGGTACGTATTGTTGTCAATAGGTTGCCGTCAACTTTTTTCCTCAGTCAAGGCAACCACTACGTCAACCCGCAAGGGGTCAACCCCAGATCGTGGCCAACGCTTACCCTCAGTGGCGAAGTAGCGACAATTCCAGGGCTTGCGTCCCCTACGTCCCTCAATGCCGTGGATAGCCATGTTAGTAAGGTCAGACGGCTTGCCATCGTTGCCAGCGAAGTAACACGTAGGTTCGTCCGTGTCGATGCCGTAGTCTGCAAGGTCCGATTCATTGATATGAATCAGGTGGCCATACTGTGAATCACTAAACTCATCAATGGCATCACTAAGCGTATCGGCCTCAACACAGAAGTAGCTAGGCCAGTATGAACCACCGATTTCAATCAGCCACGTTTGGCCGAACCACCCACCTGGATTGACCACAGGGGCTTCAATCTGATGGTCTCCAAGCATGCCCCGTGCAATGATCTTGCAATCAGCCATCGTTCTATCCTCTCGGTTAGGTAAAGGCCACGAATCAGCGGTCAGACTGACTCGTGACGAAAGTTAAGCCGCCAGCGTTCCTCAGTTATCGAGATAGTCGTGAATCAGTGACGCCATACCCTCGGGATCATTCTTGCACAGATCGACAATATCGTGATATGTGCAATATGCAAGATCGTTCATCTGCCAGAGTCCGCGCTGGTTGACCGTGGTGTAGTCTCCGACTGGTTCAGGGGACCAACGATCATCGTTTTCGGCTTCAGTCATGAAGTCCCAGTCGCCCCAAAGTGACGAAGAGGAAACGGACTTCTTAGCGGTTCCCTTAGTCGCTTTCTTGCCAGAGGGTACTTTGTCAACAATCCTGGCGACCGTGGCGACTACCGGAACGCAAGTGCGGTTAGAAATCCAGAGGCCGTCATAGTCTTCACCCAAGTGACGGTTAACCCAGCAGTGCTTGCCGTCAGAAGCGCGGATAATCACGATCTTGGAGTAGCCAGCCAGGGCATCAACGAACTTGGCAAGTGTTCCATCGTCGAACCACTCGGGGTGCATGTTGAGCATAGGCTCAATGATGCCGTAGGCAAGGTGGGCGGTATCACTGTACTCTGTCCAGACTTCTGGGACAGCATCAACGATGCCGTTGTGAATCACCACATACTGGCCGTCAAGAATCGTGAACGGGTGACAGTTATCGACGTTGATAACACCGTGTGTTGCCAGTCGAGCGTGAAAAACGAACGGGCATTCACCAGCGTTCTTAACGGCCTTGAACGCTTTTTTGCTACCGAAACCGCGAACGACCTCAATAACGCCATCTTTGCGGGTGATGGCAATACCCCAGCCATCACTATTGCGGGTAGTCGCGGCTTCAACCATAGACTTGGTAACAACTACACCAGCGGGACGGTCGATGATCACACACATAAGCATATTCCTCTCGGTTGAGAATAAGGTGATAGCAAGCCGGTCAGAACTTGCTACCACGTTGATTAGAATTACATTCTAACAAGTAGGACAGTAATTGTCAACGGGTTGCAGTTTGAAAATTAACCGCCCAGACACGCTTCTACGCAACGGGTCACGATCAGGTCTTCGTTGATCTTGACCGTCAGCCCGTCTGACAGAAGACATTTACAGGCGTTGAAGTAAAGCTCGATATCAAGGTTTCTTTCTTTCGCATAGGCAACCCAATAAGCCAGGACTTCTTTGGTTGCATCAGCGGGTGCAAGCTCTTCACCGTAGCAGATTTTGCTACCATCGTTCTTAGGAATGACGATCTGGACCGTATTCCAGGGCAAGGCCAGGAGCGTAGAAACCGGTTCGTTCTCGTATCGTCGGAAAAAGTCCATCGTTCTATCCTCTCGGGTTGGGTCAAGTCGAGCGTTCATTCACTCGACTTATACAATGTAATATCGGTACGTACTATTGTCAATAACTTTGTTGCAACTTTTTGGCAACTTTATTGATTGTCGCCAGTTTCATCGTCGCCAGTGAGGTCTTCACCGCTATCGGGGTCAACTTCATAGGTATCCTTGACGTACTCGCGGGCCTCATCTTCAGTGGCGAAGAAAGACCAGTCAGTGCAATCCATATAGCCAGGTGCGGACAGTCGAACGCCTACACCGGCCTTGAATTCAATATCCTGATCTTCGTGAGGGTTGCCCTCAGTGTAGTCGATCAGGTCTTCAATCGTCGCGTGAAGCCCTACTAGGCTTGCTGGGACACATTCGGTGCCGTGGGTAGTCTCGACCGCATAGTAACCACCGTGATCGTATTTGGGCGTCATGAATGGCATCACTATCTATCCTCTCGTGTTGGACCGGGTCAGCGGTAAGGGTAGGGGAGTGGTAACGGTCAGTCGGCCAGGAGGAATTCTAGAAGATCGTCACTCATTTTCTTGACTTCCTCAACTTTGGAGTAGCCCTGGCTTGCATAGTGATCGAACCACATAAGTGCAACTTCGTTTGCCGGGTCTTCGAGGTACCTCTGGACTACGTAGTCTTCACCCTCACTGGTAAGGGCGTTCATAAAGAAGTAGCCCACGTTGCGCCCCGATGGAGTCACCTCAGCGGCAAGGCAACCAGAACCACAAGCACAGTGCTGAGGACAATCGGCTTCATCGTCGCCAGAAGCGTACTTAGGGTATTCGTCCGAGTCATAGCTTGATTCGTCGCTAGGGTTAGGTGGAACGGACAGTGGACGGTTAGTGTGGATATCGTCAAGGATTGCTTCACCGCACTTGTCACAGTAAAGATCAGCCAGGTAAATGTAAGGCATCGACTAGTTCCTCTCGTGTTGGTTTCAACTTGCCGTTCATCAATCGACAAGTCTAATTTAACAAGTAAGACAATAAATGTCAATAGGTTGCCAGAAAGTTTTTTTGCAACTTGATAATTGGTTGCAGGTCAGCCCGGCGTTATGGTTATATTTAGTCTGTACTAATAATTACTTGTTTATCGGAGTACGTACCGAAAATGGCACGAACAAAAAACACCAGTTTGCCAGAGTCTGCTAAGGCGAGACTGAGGCAACTTGACCCGCTTGAAGCCGACTTTGTGGTTGCCTACGCTTCCACACCTGGACCGTCCGGGGCTATCAAGGCAGCGGCAAAAATTACCGATGAAAGCCTCTCTCGCGCTGAGTTGAGGCAGATTGCCGCCGATATGCTATCTCGACCACACGTAGTTAAGGCGGTTGATCAATTATCTTCGTGTTTCGCGGGTAATCCGGGTGAGGTATTAGCGGCAATTACCGATCAAGCATTCCCTGATATGGAAGCAATTCAATCGTGCTTTATCATCCACGATGGCGGGTATAAAACGTGGGACTGGCAACGCGCTTTCGAGTGTGGCGCGGCGGCGTTCGTTAAGAAAGTGACGCCGACTAAACAAGGTGATTCGGTCGAATTCTATGACCGTATTCGTGCGCTCGAAACACTCGGTAAATATCACGGATTGTGGGATGATAAGCCTGACGTTCAGGTCAATAACTTTGACCTATCAAAACTCAGCGAGGCCCAGTTAAGGGCGATTGCTTCCGGCAAGCCGGTATCCAGCCAGTCGGAAGCAATCGAACAGACAGCCCTTGACGTGAGCTACCGGACGACTTGGGAACCCGATAGCGAAGCTCAGGTTATTGAAGTCGCTGCTTATCCCGAGCATCACGAACTTCACGACGAATCTGGTTGTATAGATATCTGACCATGCCGCGCACTCGCTCTTGCATGAATTTCCCTTTCGCTCTGATCGAGTCGTCGAGATACTTTGCCGCTGCCCTGGCGTCCGGGAACGGGTGCGCTTTCTTCATGCCGTTGATATTCAGCCATATCACATAAGTACCATCCAGGGTGATGAACAACTCGGATATCACCTCTGGTTCCGGTTGACCGGGTTCAGTGGCGTCACCGTCCGGGTAACGCATGATAGGTTCGCCAAGGAACCGATAGTCTGGCGCGTTTGTTTGGGGCAATTTGATGATCGGCAACTCGGGCTTAGGCATTGTATTTCCTCTGTGGCGGGACGATGAGGGGTTAAGCAATCTATTCTAGTGATTAATTGAACCCCAAGCAAAATCGACGCAGAAATTTCCTATTTTCTTCCCAAAAATCATACGGGGGGCTGGTTGGATATTCCCAAAAATCTACGGGGAGGTATCGTTTTTGGTTTCCAAAAATCATAGGGGGGGGCGCGCGCTCCGGCGCGGCTTTTTTCCTACCGCCAACCCCTATTGAGGCCATAGGGGCCAGGCTCCCAGTGCGGACTTCATACTAAACATTCGTTCACTATACCAAAATTCCTGGCTTACTGGCCAGTCCCTGGCTTACTGGCCAGTCCCTGGCTTACTGGCCAGTCCCTGGCTTACTGGCCAGTCCCTGGCTTACTGGCCAGTCCCT